GCCATTATGAGCTCTCTTGCGTCTGCCCTTGCGTCATCGTCCATTTGGTTATCTGCGGTCATCTCAGCAAGGTTCAACACCGCTGATACGAGTGCTATTTCATCGTCTGTGAGTCGTTGTGTGATATTCTGCTCCTAAGTGGAAAAAAATTGCTCCGCAACCGCTTCGCGGTATAAAAATTTACCGCTGGCGCTTCGCTTGTTGTTCTGCCTGAAGTTTCCTGTTTGGGCTCATGCTATCCTCGTGGAACTCGTCCGTGATGATGGTCTTCTTAAGTTTGGGATCCCAATATGCTTTACGTCTGCCCTGTGCTTCTGCTCTTGCTGGGGGATCTATGCCTATGTTTCCCGTGGGCATTTCCCGGCTGTCATTATAGGAGTCTTCCAGTCGTGCCTGCTTGGCCTTTTCCATGCGTCTACGGCCTTCCTCGTTCCATTCACCATCTCGCTCCATTCTTTCCTCACACCACCAGTTCGTAGGGTCTGGAAATCCCGTTGGGCTCTGTAGCCATACGTCTCGATATCCCTGTGCTTTTGATAGGCTCCAGGCATATTCTCTGGCTTCCTTCATGTGATGGAATACCACGCCTTCAACCCTATAGGGCCAATCGTGATATGATTCAAATTCGTTCTCCACATAGCATTCAGCATATACCTCTGAGTCCTGTGGGTCTCTGCCCAGCCATTGTCCAAGATGTGCAACAGGGGGTTCACCCATTGCGAGTTTCTGTTCAGGTGTTAGGCCTGGGTCCTTTACATATGATTGTGATTTGGATCCTGCGTCTTCTTTCATCATAATCTCCTATAATATACTCATATTTATACAGGGTGGCCTACAACCTCTTTTGGAAGTGAAGAAAGTGGATCCTCATCATAGGTTTCCCAGGGTAGGCTGTCATCGTCTACGAGTGTCCAGAACCTGTCTTCCACCTCTGCCCATTCATCCAGTAATTCCTGCTTGGTATACTTGTGAAAGCCTCTGAATCCGCCTTCGAGTATGTAGGTCAGGGTTTCTGAACTGGGTTCGTTGCGGATCTCTGTAGAGATCTGGCTGTATTCAACCTGTAGTAGCCTTTCAGCCAAAACATAGTGGGTCAAAGCATGGCCCCTGCTATCCTTGACGATTATCTCCTCGTTGAACACGTCTTTTCTGTTTGAGGGTAAGTTATCAGCCATTAGTCCTCGTCCTTTAGCCTGTTGATTATGTATAGGCCCACGAAGCCCATCACTGCCATTACCACTATGCCTGTGAATAACATACCCAGGCCTGTTGCGATCGTAAATGTTCCCATTATGTGCTTACCTTTCTACCAAGTTCGTTTTCTGCGATCTCAGTGCTTATCTTGTATCTGCTTTCGTTGTCATCTTCCCAGTTCAATTGCTTCATCAGTTCATCCAGTGCCGTTTTAGACCCTGACTTGACCTCAAGCAATTTGTCTATGACCTGTCTCTTTGTCCAATAGCCACCACCATTGTCCTTGTTCATTGCTCTTAGAACACTATCAGGACAATCGCTCCAATAGTCCAATGATGACCTAAAGTCGTCAAGCCTCCAATAGATACTTGCGAAGCAGGTGTTAAGATATTTGTCATATTTTAGGAAGTAGGTGTTATCACCGTCCTTACGTCTGACAGCATAGATCTCTATCCAATCAACAGGACTCACAATCTGTTCAATCTTGTGTCCTTTTGCCCAAGGGCATTGTTCCTGTATCTTGTTTCTTATGGGTTGAGTTGCTGGTTTCATTAGGCCTCCATCTTTCCGTTTACGGCCTTTTTCTCAACCACAAAATCATGCACCTTCTGTGCATCTTCGTTCATTTCTTCTTCGATGTATTCACGTCTTGATTCCGTTAGTTCAAGTTCAGTATCAAGCCTGTCATATAGATCTGAGCCTGAATCGTTGCCCTTGACCACTTCTCTTGCATAATCACCTATGCCTTCAAGATAATCATCATAGCCATCACAATAATGTCCTGCGAAGTCCATGCCACCCTCTTCGTAAAACGATTCAAGTGAGCAGTTGTCGTTGTCATCACAGAATGTGTTGAATGCTTCTGTTGGCGGTGCCCAAGCAGACTCAAAATAACCTACGATTGAGGCCGTACCATCTCCATTGTCCGTATACTCCATACCATCGTGATCGACGTCCCATTTGGTACCCCAGTTCTCAACACGCCAGTCATACCAGTTGTCGAAGCCATCTATCATAGGTTGCTTCTTGTCCTTGGGTGTGGGTGACGTGGTGTCTTCCAGTCCTTTTGGCATCGGCTTCATCGCTTGAAGCAGGCCTGTTTTCTGTGTTTCTTCCCACAAAGGTTTTAGTGTCTCTGTAGGACCTTGAATTGAAATTGTGTTATTGCACCAATTTGGCATATTACCCTCCTTTTGTTTAAGTCTTTGCCCTTATTGTTCTTTTAGTATATAACCTTCTACCCTGAAAGTCAACACCTAATTTATCGAAATAAAACCCGTGATTAACATGGTACCTATAACGGCACCCGAGAATCCAAGTTCAACCAAAATAGACTTTGATTCCAAAATCCGTTTTAGCATTCTACAGCCTCCAATCTTTTGTGAGCCTCTGCCCTTGTTTCTTCTGGCAGTTCATCAAAATAATCCATCAAAATGTTATAGGCCACTTCATGCTTGTTCTCGCTCTTGTAGCCTGTTTGAGGATCAACATTCCAAACCCTTGCTCTTTTTGTCACGGTCATACACTCGACGTTCTCGTAGTCCTCAGTATCAAACTCAACCTCGTCTTGCCATGTGTTCATTATTTGGAATAGATATTCGTTTATGTGATCGTAGTCGTCACCAATCCAATCAAATTCGTTCTTGTGAACATAGTCGCTCAGTTCATCATAACTCATTCTCATCAGCAAGGATAACTTCTGCTCATCATTAATTTGGTATTCACCATTGTCATCAAACTCTATGCAATTATAATATCTGTTTGACTCTTGTCCAAGTTCCAGTTGCTTCTCGCCCTCTGAATAAGGATCACCTGGATCCATGTCAATAGTTGCTAAGATGTATCTGATTCTCTGTGCATCAGCCTGATACCAATCTTGATTGTTATAGGCGTAGTCGTCAATGTCTTCGACCTTGCTCACGAATGCTTTTTTGATTTGTTCTTTTGATATATTCATTTTGCCCTCTTATTTGTTATTATGTTCTTAATATAGCACCTTAGGAGTAAAAAGTCTACCCCTAAGATTACCAAATTAAAGTTGACCCTAAGTTTTTGAGGTGTCCCTGCAACCAGGCTCCCAACCTATGTCTCGCCATGTCCTTCTAACCGAACTTGGTCTACATAGGCAGTAGGTCAAACTACCTCGCATCATTATGGTTTATTCGAATCTATGATTCTGGGGAAACCGTCCGCACCGGACGAAAACCTACCTGGGCATCTATGTTAGATTCAACACCCAAATTCTATAGCAGAGCAAAGTCCTTGCTCATATTGTTCTTCAATTCTTTTATGTTCTTCAAGGCCTCGTCTTTTGCATTGGCCTTCATGTCTACAAGATACCCACCCAAGCCTTCGTTGAGTGCATCTTCTTCCCATTCCTCATAATAGTTGCCACCAATGCTGTCTGAACCTACCTGGTGACCCTTATAGAAATAATCAACGCCTGCAATAAACCATGAAGCCTCACCCTTGTCAGCCTTCTGCTCCATTTCATCTACATTGTTCACGGTATCATCAAACAAGTCTCTGATAGGAACAAATTCCGGAGAATACCATACCTTAACCTCAAATGGGCCGTCAGTATATTCTTCGTGATTAGTCTTGTGCATTGAAACCCTCCATTGTGTCTTGAATCATCTGTTCGAGTTGTATCATGTTGCCGATACTCTGAGCCATGTGTGGCCATTTCTTAACCAACGTCTTTACGAACTCATCTCTTTGCTTATGATCCATACGAGCGAAAGTCTCTACGACCACATCAATATCAATCTTTGCCATTATGCCGCCTTCCTGTTTTTCATCATTTCAAGATGTCTTTTCAACATATCAATATGATCGTTGATAGCATCTTCTTCAAGTGGTTTCATGTCTGCGATTTCTTTTGCAGGATTCTCCCAATGTGTATAAAACCATTCACCAGTTTCTTTACCCATATAATCTTTCTTGCCGTTTTCTTTAAAGACATAAAGATATTCTTCGCCACTGTTAAATGCTTCGTCAAGTAGGCATACGCCATTAAGGTGTCTCTTAGGACCTTGATCCTTTTCACCTCTGTCTCTGCCGTAATAACAATTCTGAACATCGTGAAGTGGATTGTTTCTATCGTCGAAGTCAATCTTCTGACCAACCATAAACCTCCATGATGAAGCATTACCTAATTCGATTGCTTCTTCAATCTTGTCATAGTTGTTCCAATAGTCAATTAGGGTATAACCTAATCCGCCTGGATAACCGTCCCAATGTTGATATGATGAAATGTATGAACCGTCTTTAAGTTCTAAACCTATTCTTGCCCTTGTTGCCATGTTTGCCTCTCTTTGTTAGTGCCTTATTATGTTTATATAATAGCACCAATGCCCCTAAAGGTCAACCCCTAATTTACCAAACAAATTGGTTCTTTGTGCCTCTATGAACATTGGAATATCGTATTCGACCTTGTTCTTTATGTGCCATTTCTCAATAACTGGCAATCCAAATTCATCTTCGTCCGTGACAATGTAGGCCACAGTCTTTTTCACATGGGCATACCTAAACCCAGAGTCACCACCAATCTGCCCGGATGCAACCCAAACCTTGTGTGGAAAGTCTTCCATCACATTCATAGGCTCGTCGTTGTCTGAATACTCAAATGTCTTGCCAAAGTCTTTTTCAACAAAACGACCGATTGGGTCTTTGGTGTAGGTAAGGTATGCCATGTGTTCCTCCGTTTACTCTACGATTGGATCTTTCTTCTTACGACCTCGTTGAGGCTTCCACTTATAATTGATATCCTCTGCGGGTGTTCTTTCGCATGATGGACATATTGTAATCTTTCCGCCTCGAGCGAGAAAAGATTCGATGGTTTCAGTTGTGCCAACAGGCACTGGTTTCTTCTTTGCCAAATGATTATTCCTTTATTTGAGATTCTGCTTGTTCTAATAGAATAGGATCTGCTGAAGTCAACTCTGCAAGAAGTAATCTTTTTTCTTCCAAATAGACTTTCGCGAACTTAGGATCGTATTCTACAATGGTAGAGGTGTTATCAATCATGTCAGCAACCTTTACGGTCTGCACCCAACCCGGAGCCTGAGATAACCTTTGTCTGTCTATCTCTTTCCTTCTTGCTCTGTTAGGGCCTCCTTCTCTTGTAGGAGTATCAGTTAATAGGGCCACACCTTGTTCTACCTTAGGCCCAAATACTTCTCCGATGGTATGTAATTTTACATCAGTATCTTCAACCACGTCATGCAACAAGGCCACGGCGAAAGCCTCTTCAGGTAAGGTATATTGAACCCCCTGAAGTATTTCAGCCACCCTCTGTGGGTGAGTGTAATATGGCTCGCCGGTGTATTTTCTTTTCTGTCCGATGGCCTCATGTGCCGCCATTGAAAATACTTTGGCCTTGTCGTATAAATTCATATTAAGATCCTGTGACCAAGTTTAATTCGTTGCCTTTGACTTCAAAGCCTTCGATATAAATGTGATGCAAGTCGCCTGACTCTACAATGGCCTTATCTGCGGCCGCCCATACATCACCCCATCGCTTACCTTTGACAGGAACGGTGACGTCATATGGACCAAAGACATCGCATTTATGTCTAATGACCACATTCTCTCCGAATGGATGATCGTTGCCAAACAGGATGCCTTCGTCATAGATTGACCAGACAGTCTGTGCGCCAAAGCCTTTACCATAGGTTGAAAAATAATCCATCTGCTCGAAGAATGCCTTATCTTCGTCTGTGGCTGTATTGTTCTCTTCTAAGAACTCTGCGGTTGTTTGAAAGTTTGTCATATTGCCCTCCAGCATTGTTAATTTCTAATTATGTTATTATTATATGATCTAATGAAAAGAAAGTCAACCTCTTTTTTCCGAAAAATAGTTGGTAGTCCTGGCAGGATTCGAACCTGCATCGCTCTCTAATCTGGAGACTTTGCCGCCTATAAAACGGGTGTTTTACCTTTAAACTACAGGACCTTCAACTATCTTAGTGAATAGTATCTACGCCTGGTATAGGATTTTCGTGTTCCGTAATGCTTTTGATATTCTTTGGCTTGACTTCTGGACATTCTTCTTCCAGGGTAATACAAGCGTCTTTGAAACTCATAGCAACGACTTCATAGATTTCGTTGGAGTCTAATTCGAAGTGAAATAATTTAGGCATTCAATAGTCCTTTCATTGTGTCGATTGTAGTCATTAAGTCGTCCTGTGTCAGGAAGCCTTTCACAGTATCTCCTGGTTGGGTGACCCCAGCCAATTCCTTTTGCTCTCCATCTGGACCAAAGACAGCGATCTCATAAAGCCCCATCTTGCCACCATAGGACATCTTGTGCTTTACAATGCTCAACTGATGATCTGCGATTGGAACCATAGCCTGAACGCCATCATACAATGGCTCGAATTTTAGGTCTGCGAATTGCATTTAACTTCTCCCTCTATTTTGATTTAGCCTTTTTCTTTCGCTTAGGCTTCTTCATGTTATTGTATTCTTCAGAAGTCATACACGGTGGAAGAACTTCTATCTTACCTCCGTTATCTAAAAACTCCTTCATCTTCTTTGCAAGGAATTCTTCCCTTCTTGTCTTATCGTCTGTGCCGTCATATAAAAAATTATTTGTCATATTTTGTTTATAAAGTCAGACATCTAAAAAGTCAACCTAAATGTTAACCAATTATTTGTCAGTGAGATCTTTCACAATCGAGGCACCTGAATTGATACCATCTTTAATAGTTCCAATCACTTCGTCCTGCGATCCTGGATTGAAATAAAGATAAGTGGCAATAACACCAATACCTATTCCTAATAGCAATCTCATTTTTTACTCCTTCTTTTTGTTGGTTGACGTTTATTGATAGTGGGAACGATCTCCCATGCCGCAATCAATCCTTGCATTTGGCTTCCGCCTCTTGCTATGACTTCGTCATACTTCTTTCGACGAGCCTCGATAACCTTTTGCATTGGCATCTCAATACTTTTCATTCTATTCGACTTTCGGTTAGGGTCTTTGAAGTCCCAGCCGGACTTGTTCTTTACCTTACCCATAGTCCCTTCTTTAGTTTTTGATAAATCTTTTTAACTCTGAAATTATAATGGCTTTCGTTCAATGCCAAGTTCTGCAATTTCTTTTGCCACATAGCCTTGTAGAGTGGATCCAATTGGGGATTGTTATCAAGCAGAGCCTTTATAGACTCTGCTCGTTGAAATTGCTTTTCTTCAGAGAAAGGACCCATTAAGCCTCTTCTCCAATACCCAATTTGGTAAGGTTATTACCTGGAACACGCCATTGGCCGTCTGCTCCACAATCAATAACAATATACTTCTTATTGACCTTTTTAATTTTACCTGAAATTTGTTTACCAAACCTGCCTGTGAAACCTGCAATGTCGCCGACCTTAAATGATCTAACAGCCTGCGTCGCAATGTGATTTCTTTTAAGTTTGATTGCCTCAATAACTTGATTGAGTTGATCGTTATCCATTTGATAGATAAGTTCGCTTGCCTTTGTTACCAAATTGTTATTCATATTTTTGTGCCTCACTTTTAATTGTTAATATGCCTTATTGTTCTTGTAGTATATGGCCTGTTGATATAAAAGTCAACCATTAATTTACCAAAATCCTAATATTCTTCATCATGCTTAATAATATCAGCATTTCTTTTGGTGCCACGATACTTCAAAAAGCCGTTTTCAATCAAATTCTCAATGGTATCTGCGATGCCCTGTAGCCTACCTGTTCCTTTGCCCCAATAGTAGCCAAAGGCTGTTCCAATCACATAAGAGATCACTATAAAAAGATTTTCCATATTAAACCAACTTCATTAAGATTATAACTTGTAAAACCAAAACGGCAATCGGCACAATGGTTCTAACCAATTCCATTGTGTGATTATATTCGTCAAGTTTTCTTTCGAGTTTATTTCTTTTCTTTTTCATATAACCTCCTACTTATAAATGTCCATGGCCCATTGGTCCCATGGCTCTGTTTCTGTTGCCTTCAAACAATTGAAGTCTAATTTATATCCAGGTGAAAGAACTTCGTTCAACATTACATCTTTGATGATGTCCAAGTCTTTCTGATCGTTGGTGTCGATATACATCGTTCCGTTCGTCCACGAAATTGGAGGAGGTGTTAATCCTTCCTTATGATATCTTTCGTGTATTTCTACCTTTGAATGTGTTTCTAATCCCATGCCATTACTCCTTCCACTTGTTTTAAGATTTGTTCTGAATGCTTACATCTGCCTCTGAAACTGAATCCAGGGCAGGTGCAAGTGAATCCTTTTTCTGTCAAGTCCACATCATATTCATTACCCTTGCTACCTTTGACTGGCCATGTAATACCTTCCCATGGGTGTCCTTTAGGTTTGAACAATGTTGGTTTGAGATATGATTGTTTGAACTTTGCCATTATAGAGGTCCTAACGCCGATAATATAATGTTGGCCAAAGCCAATGTGATAAAGATCTCTACCATTACATACTCCAATATGTTTCTGAACTTGGTGACATAAAGTTCGGAGTGTTCACACTCTGTTTGAACTTCTTACCTGTCATCATATTAGTGACTTCTTCTTGAGCCTCTATATTATTAAAGTAGGTATCGGTGTTGATGATTTTCATCTCAACCATTTCGCCAGTCAACTCACCTTCGGCTTGTCTACCTGTCTTGCCATTCTCATGAATGCCTAAGCCTTCAAACTTGAATGTGCCATAAGGTTGTTTCTTTGCTAAACCTTCTGCAAATTTCTTTTTGATTCTTGTTAAGGATGCCTTAGCATGACCTTCTGTTTTATGGATTTGACCTGTGTAAGAATAATCCTTCTCACTTACGATCTCTGTGGTGTCTGTTCGATATATTACATAGCCCGTCATATTTTTTGCCTCTCTGTTTGCCTTATTATTCTATTAGTATATGGTCAGACGTATCAAAAGTCAACCTATTTTGGTAAACTTTTTTGAAAGATTAATAGCGGACGGTATTAGACCAACTCGAGTCTTTGCCGGCTGTTCCAGGAACATACCCTTCTCGATAAAAATGATATTGAGCACCGAAAGGTTCATTCTGAATAAAGATCCAATCCTCATTACATTTGATGCATGGTTCTGTTAGTGAGTCTGCCTGTATTGACCCCATCAACCATTCATTGTTCTTAGTGACAGAACAACCTGTAGTGAGAACTATTAGTGAAAGCAATAGTGAAAGTTGCCTTAGTGATTTGACCATAGTGAATCCTTATATAATTTTATTATTTCTGCAATGCCTAATAGAATAGCAATGAACTGAAGCATAACATCACCATATCTAAATAGGCCATAATATGCACAACCTCTGACTCCGCTCTCTAAGAGACTTGCCACAAATATGTTCTGTCCTTTGTCGCCATTCATAATACTAATATAGTATCTATAAATCTATTTGTCAATGGAAATTGGCAGAATTTCTTTCTTTGTTGTCGTTTTTATTGATTTTTTGCGTCACCAAAATAGCCGTTCGTTCATTCTTGACCTTGGAGATGATTAAATCTGTGTAGGAATCTACAATTAGGAAGTTGCCAATATCGTCTTTACATAGTTGATATCTCATGTAAATATTTATGATATGCTACAGCGGGGCCTTTATAAAAAGATGGTTGACTTATTTGGTTTCCTGTGTTATTATAAGAACAATGGAAACAATGACAGGAGCCACAGTCATGATTAAGTTGACTGGACGACATTATAAGAATAACATCACTCCAACAAGACGCGACTGGCCAAAATACTCTACACAAATTCTAAACATTGCAGGTCAAAATTCTCAAGCCTTCAGATCACAATTCGTAGGACATTGTAAAGACACATGGTTAAAAATGCGTAGTGAAGGTATTAAGGGAACACTGACGGAGTGGACAGACTATTATAATAGTGAGCATGGCAGTGAAGGGTTAGTGACGGCCGGAGTGAAGATCTATGACATGGTATGCAAAATGAAAGTAGGTGGTATTACCAAAGACATGTGTATAGACTATGTAAAGGAAGTAGTGTACAATAAAACTCATATGGGTATGGGTGGTGAAGAAGTAGCAGTAAGAGTTGTTGCAGACTACTATAACCTACCATATAGATTTAGTACAGCCAAGGAAGAATCACAAGGCATTGACGGGTGGGCAGGCAAGTATCCTATACAGGTCAAGCCACATGAGAGTGCTTTTAAGGGTCATGTACACAATCACCCGGACAAAGATAAGGTGTTACTCGTAACATACGTGCCTAAAAAGACGGTATGCTATATTCACAATCCTGAGTTTATTCCTAATCCTGCATAATCGATAAGTTTGCACATTGTACAGCGGGGCCTTACATAAATATTTGTATGCTACTCAGCATCACAGAATGTGTCACAAAGGAGATATCCAATGGCAAACCTCAGACAATTACAATTAAATTTAGCAGTAGGACAGGAGATTGCAGTCGGCAAACATGACGACATTGCAAAGATAACCAAGATAGAATACTTTCCCAAAAGCGGAGATGTATCTATTAACACAACAAGAGGACCACGAAAGGCATTAACATTTAGAATACTTGAGTCATCGAATGAAGACTCATACGAGTGTACGGCAGATAAATATAGATAGTATGTTATTAAAAGATATTTCCATTGATGCTTTAGAAGAAGCAAAGGCAAGTGCCAAGTTATGTAAGAGTTCACGCTCTAATTCATCACTTGGTGCATCTGCTTTATCTTCTTGCAAGAGCCAGGGTTACAGAAGACGTGAGGGTAAGAAGAGTCACAAGGTTGGCGACACACGTAAGACTGTGGGCGGCAAGAAGATCAAGGGAAAGAAGTATGGTGGGCCACTTCCTGATTGGTCCTAACATATGACACATCAACTATACCGCGGTAAGATTCTCGTAGCAACACCGGCACTCGACACTGACAAAATGTTCAGACAAAGTGTTGTATTCATATACGAGGAAAAGGACGAAACCATATTTGGTCTTGTTCTTAACAAGCCATCTAAGTTGACTATAGCAGATGCATGTCGTTTAACACACTTTCAAGCAGAACATTCATTAATAGACAATCAACAAAAACTATACACAGGTGGTCCAGTAGGACAGGATAGCCTTGTGTTGTTACACTCTAACGAATGGCAAAGTACAAATACACATCAAGTAGCACACAACCTTGCAGTTAGTAGCGACAAACTAATGATAGAGAAGTTACTAATGGGTAACGTTCCAAAAGATTATAAACTGCTATCTGGTGTAAGTACATGGCACCCAAGACAACTTGCAATGGAAATACACTACGGCAGTTGGTTGCAAATCAGCACACCAGACCCTTATATGTTCTTTACTAAAGAAGGAAAAGCGGGTTGGATGGATTGTATTAAGAAAGTTAGTTCGGAACAGGTCGAAAGTTACCTGTAATTAAGGTAAATATTATTATGTTAAACAAGTCAAAACAAATCCTTATGACATTGCTATTGTTCTTAGGAATGACAGCAAGTGCAACTATGTTTAGTTCACACTCGTTTGCTATTGAAAGCGATGACAACAGTACTATTGAACCTGAGGTAACACCACCTAAAGGTGAAAATGGTCCTATGATTCCTGAAAACATGATTAGCAGACTTCCTATTATGGTTGATTGTGGTCCGGCACCTTTATTGATGCCAGACATTGTAACCAAATATGCTGAGACACCATTTGCTTCTATGGACGTTATGTTTAGAACTCCACAAGGTCAAGTGTTACAAGGCAAGGGAACAATTACAGTTAACGTTACAACAGGTACTTGGAGTTACATTGTTTCATTTGGTGAAGCAGAGAACATTTGTTTCTTCCTAAGCGGAAGTAACTTTGGTCCTTGGGTTGATCCACAAGAGAAGCAAACAAAAGACAAACAAATTATGCCACGTGAAGGCGAAATGCCAGGCGTAACTAAACGTGTTCTAATAGACTATTAGTCTATCATATATACTATTCCTAAACTGGTACGAAAATAATTCTTACGGGGCGATTCGGCTCTGTGCCAATACATGCTTGGGAACATTACTGCTCTGTTAGGTTTGAAGTCAACGGTAGTTAGAATGTCACCGTCTCTCTCCTTGTAGAATGTTGTACCTCCATCACCTTTAAGGTAAACAACAATAGTCCATACAGTTTCTTGTTGATCGTGTATGTCGGCATGCGGCCACATGGTGTAACCTTTGCCTTGCATTGTGCCATTGAAGCGGAAACGTTTCATGTCATGTATAACTGCTTTAGGCTTTCTTTTTTGTATTTGTTTTCTGCATTGCTCATCGACTATGTCCATGAGTTGCATAGGATCGAAATGAACATGTCCCTCTTCGTAAATATTCCAAGTCATAAACCTTTCAACAGGGTTTCCCTCGCTTTCGCTTACAACTTCGCAATACTTCCAAGGAACATATTCACTCTTTGATATTATATCTTCAAACACTTCCGTGTCAAAGAAATTATCAAATACGATTATGTTATCGATTGCTGTGGTGTGAATCGTCATAGTGTACAATGTTCTCCTGATCGTCCCATCTGTCTACCCATATGCTGACTCCTATTGCAATAAATCCTATTGATAATATAAACCAGAAGAAAGGCTCAGTTGTTAACAGATGCCATAGCACCTGTAGTCCGTCCATTCCTTCAAACTCTCCTCGTTCCATTATCTACTCATCTTTGCTTTGGCGGCTTTTCTTTTTGCTTCTGTTATGGCCGCTTGTCTTATCTTTCTACCAATAGGTAATTCTTGTACGATTTCATATATTCCGCCCTTCTTGGCTTCCCATTCTACTTTCACACTCTTGCTTTCTGTACCACCTTGGTAAGACTTAACTGCTTTCTTAAAACTTACTGCTTCTTTAGTTTCCACTTTGTCCCCGTCATAAAACGTGAACGTTCTCATTTTTGTCATAAGACCTTTCTATTTTAGCCAGGCTACCTTTTCGCCTGCCTTTATTCTACGTTCTTGTTCAGCAACTGAACCTGGATATCTCCATGCCCATATTGCTACTAATGCCATTGAACCGCCTGTCCAAGCCACTGCGGCAATGTTATATGTTGTGAACCAAAAGAACATAAGCGATGATGCCATTACAACGATCATAGCGTATTTGCCTTTGGTTGGAAATACTTTCTTCTGTACCCAGTTTGTTAAGAACGGACCAAAGTATTTGTGATTGTATAACCAATCGTGCATTCTCTTAGAACTTTTAGCAAAACAATATGCCGCAAATACCAAGAAGATAGAGAAAGGAATTCCAGGGACGATAACGCCAACGTAGGCCATTCCTAATGATAGGAATCCAATTCCCATCCATATGTATTTTTTTACTTTATTCATTGTACTACCTTTGTGCCATCATAGTAAGGGTCAATGCACACACTCTAACCTTGAACTTACTATTATGTTCTGATTGTTCATAGACTATAAGTTTTGGTCTGTTCTTCCCCGAGTGATCAAACTGTATAGTCATGTTGTCAGGAAGTATTACTCCCTGAGATCTAAAAGTACCTAAAACATCTTGTTCTAACTGCTCATAGAATTCTGTGTCAATCCATGCCCTTGCTAAAGCACGACTGCAAATATCTGGAAGTTGTTGTTGCACATCTTCTCTGTTTGTAAAAACTACTCTTTCCTCAACGAGTTTGTAAGGCTCTTGATACGCTACAACAGGAAATTTGTCAGCAAGTATTACGTCTGTGCCTGGCATCGTTTAAAGACCTTTCTAAGTGCTTCTACTAAATCATGTAACATTGCATCGGTGTGTAAAGGTGTAGGTGCAAAACGTAAACGCTCTGTTCCTACTTCAACAGTTGGATAGTTGATAGGCTGACAGTAAATGTTATAGTCATCTAATAACATGTCGCTCATCTTCTTACAGAGTTTTGCTTCTCCTACCATCACTGGTACAATGTGTGTTTTATTTTCTATAATAGGAATGTTAACTTCCTTTAACATCTCTTTCAATTTGTTTGCTTGAGTTTGATGTTGAATTCTTAATTCATTATGGTCCTGTACATACTTGACACTTGCCAATGCTCCTGCACAAACAATAGGACTTGTTGAAGTTGTAAAGATAAAGCCTGAGGCGATAGAACGGATAGCGTCTATGACAGTACTATTCCCTGTAATGTATCCGCCTTGAACGCCAAAGGCTTTACCGAGTGTGCCGTTTAGTATATCTATCTTGTTTAGACAACCAACCTCGTCAGCATAGCCTGCCCCGGTCTCACCGTACAGGCCTACAGCATGAACTTCGTCAAGATAGGTAACAGCATTATATTTCTCAGCCAACGCACAAATCTCAGGAAGTTTACTGACGTATCCATCCATGCTATACACAGACTCAAAGACAATGCAAGGTGTGCCTTTGACGTCTCGCAGTAGTTGTTCTAATGCTTCAAGATCATTGTGCGGAAAAATGTGTTTTTCTGCACCACTGTGTCGAATCCCTTGTATAAGGCTTGCATGATTCTTACTATCAGATAGAAACACAATGTCGGGAATGATACGTTTAAGTGAAACAAGAGTCCATTCATTTGCTACATAGGCTGACGTGAACATTAACGCTGACTCTTTGCTATGCAATTTGGCCAACTCCTGTTCAAGTGCTACATGATAGTGAGAGGTTCCAGCGATGTTACGAGTCCCACCCGAACCTGCTCCGGTTTGATCAAGAGCGGTATGCATGGCATCAATAACAACTTTGTTCTGTCCCATTCCAAGATAATCATTTGAACACCAATTAACAATATTTTTAATAGCATACTTTCCATACCAAATGGCATTAGGAAACTCACCACGCTCACGCAGTATATCGTTAAACACTCTATACTTGCCTGAGGCTTCAAGATCGTTAATCAGTTTTTTAAATGGTTCGAGGTCTATCATGTGCAGTATTTATGTGCGTAGATAATGACTATGCAGTAATAAGGTTTGCATTGAGCATTATCCTATGTCTATTTTGGATAGGATAACTTCCTGCGTGATAGTAGTTGCCATCGAACAGCAAGGCTCTGCCTTTCTTAGGTGCTACTCTTTGTTTAAGATCGAACTGACCAGGATTGGGATCCATAGGATCAAACTTACGATCGAATATAAAAGTGTCGCCGTCAGTATCATTAACATAATAGATGAGTACCATATGATCACTGGGCATATCAGTATGAGGTTCTTGGCACTGTCCATCTTGCCAACCAGGTATTTGTACATTTAAGTTTGCTTTCAGTCTGTGGTAGCCGTTGTTATCAAAGCCATGTTTCTCAGCAAAGTATCTTAGTGTACTGACTGTAGAATAAAATGTGCTTGTTGGTCCTTCTTCGTCATTGAAAAAGTTGTGTACAAATCCATGTGCGTATTTAAAACGTTCATCATGTATCTTAGGCTTACCGTTGTTAATGCTCGGTCTATAGTGCCACGGAAAGTTTACAGCACTCAACACTTCTTCAATGTTATCTTGATAGTGTTGTGGAATAAAATTATCTATTACTTCTATCATATGATCATTCCTGCATTTAAAATTATGCGTGATTGATTTTCTATAGGATTATTACTGCCATGATAGCGTAATCCATCAAACACAACCGCAGTGCCTTTCTTAGGAGCAACACGTTTGTAAACTGTAAACTCATCTGGCTCTGCTTTCTCGTCAAACGTTTGATCAAAGAAGAATGTATCTCCATCACTGTCGTTAACATAATACAAGCATACCAAGTGTGGTATAGGCATATCAATATGTGGCTCTTGCACTGTATCTTTAGTCCAGCCATTAACAGGAACTGTTAAGTTTGCTTTGAGTCTATAGTAACCTTGTGTGTCATAGTTTACATTTACAAACTCTATAAAGTTTTGCACCATACCAAAGTAATTGCTTTGTGGTCCAAACTCCTGATGATAAAACTGATGAGTAAACCCATGACTGTATTGAAAACGTTCGTCCTGAATCTTAGGTTTACCTGTTGTAATATTTGGTTGATAGAACCAAGGGAAATCGTTGCGTAACATAACTGCTTCAATCTCGTCTTGATACTTCTGTGGTAGAAAATTATCTATAACTTCGAACATGCTATTACTTATGGCCAATAAAAAAGCCTTACACTGTTTATGGCAATGTAAGGCTTTTAATATTATTGTTGTGGACTATGTCCTGTATCTCATATAGTTTTGTATATTATTTACTTTGTATTATTAATGAAGGCATAAAATTTATCGGCCGCCTCCAGGACCTCCTTTGTGCCAGGCACGTCTGGCAATGTTACTTTCGTAACAACTTCATCACCTTCTCTTGTGATTGAAGTACTATATTGATCCCACTTTGCGTAATAGTCTTTCCAGACTGATACACTTGCGAGTTTCAAAACTTCTGTGCGAATCTCGTAACCGTTTTTATTTGTATTGACTTTTGGCATTGCTTGTTTGAACATGTCAGCAATCTCTTGCGTTTGTTTCAAAATCGTTTCGCCGTATGTGGTTTCTACTTTACTCATAAACTTTTGTTCTCCTGTGTATGTGTGTAAGTTATTTAGTATGTGTCTAATAAACAGCCTAATGTTCTGGCAGTTAACTAACACGTTAAGTAAAAAAAGTATTTTGAAAACGTTAATTAAGGTACAAATCGCAATTAAGAGTGTTTTTCTTTCGTTTCTATGACTCTAAATAAATTGCTGACCGACAAACGTGATTGGTTAGTTTAACTGAAAAGGAGATCCAAAATGGAAATCTTAAATAAAGTAAAGGCTTGGGCCGGAGCATTAACAGAAGCAGGAATAAGTTTGCTTTCGTTAGGCATCGTGCTTGAAGTTCTATTCAACGGACAGAACATTCCGTTCTGGCCAAACATCAACATAATCAGCAATATCCAAAACATTGTTGCAGGCTTTTCTGCACAAGGATTAGTTGGTTTAGTTGCGGTGTGGGTTTTATATTCAATTTACAATAGAAAGTAATATAAAGAATACTCAACAATGAGAAGTTGTAGGGGAGTCGTCTTGGTAGGTGTCTCCCCTACGTTATTAAATTATCTTCCTGATACCCAATCGGATTCGTCTTCGGTGTAAGGCCACATTATAAAGCACCTCCCCAGAACATTCCGTTAACGATTAAGAATACTGTAACAAATGACATCATGCCTACAAGAACAAGGCTACCTCTGATGTAATCTTTAATAGTAAGTTCGTTTGGATTATGCATGTGCTTTGCCCTTCCATGTTGCTACGGTCTTGCCTCTCATGTAATGATCGCCAGGCTCGTAATCTGACATAAGTTTTCTTTTCTTCTCAAGTCTTTTAATTGCTTCAAGTCTGTGAGCAGATAGTTTTGATCTTTCAATCATCAGTGTTTTTGCTGAATCATGATAACCTTGTCTTGACAGTTCAGCCGCCGCTCTGGCTAAGCCTGCCTGTGCAAACAAGTTCTTTGTTCTTTCCCATAATAACATTTTATATTCTCCTTAGTGTGTATGTGTTAGTATCAGTTATAATATTTGCGGACAGGTCCAAATGGTCCAACCTGGACCTCGCCCCTATCCAATTGCCTGATCCTACGTTCCAAGTCAGCGTGATCAGTAGACTTACCGAGATAATCTTCTTGCCAATCTCGGCTGTTCCAAAATAATTTTTTAAGTGATTTAAGTATCGATGATAGCATTTATGCCACCTCCTTTGAACCTGAGAAGCGTATTCTTGGTCCGTGGAGTTGTGAATGGGTTGGTGCTTGTCCGTCGTTCTTCAGCATAAATTGGTAAGCATATTCCCAATCGTTGCCGTATTCTGTTTTGGCCCAAGTCAAAAGTTGATTGCGGTGACTATCTGTCATACCGCGTTTCATCCAAGACATCAGACCACTTATATTAAAGTGTGTCATTTTTTTCTCCTAATGTATGGATGCTTAAGGAAAGCAATACCCCCTGTCTTTTCAGGGTGTCAGTGGTCTTTTCCACCGTCATTCGCTTGGTAAGGCAAAGTGAACTTGCCCTGGTCTCTTCCCAGTGTCTGTGTGTGATTTAGAAAAAACGTTGCATCTTTTCTACTTCACCTGTATTTATAAAAGTAGTACAGAATTCCTGCTCTATCTTGACGTGATTTCAGTGTTTTTTTTGTAAAGGCTGTTATGCTAATTTTGCAACAGTGTGCCAACTATAAGTTGACACTAATATTATAATGTTCTTATAAGAACCTGTTTTTCCTTTTGGTAGTATAAGTATTAATATGCACTTGACTTTTTACGTCGGTGTGCTAAAATAGTAAAACATTGTGATTAACTATCAGGGGAAACCCGGGAGAACGCAATGAAAAAACTTTTCGTAAACATAAGGTACTTCATAGCACCATTGCTGATATTGGCTACACTCGCAGGAGTGATGGCAGGTGGAGCATGGGTATGGACAGGTGTAGGCTTATTGGGAGTAGGCATTATACTTGACACCCTTATCAACGTCCAGACACGTGGAGCAGTTGATGAGAACGGTGAAACCTTAGGCATCCCCTGGCTACAGAATGCAGTAATGTATATGATGTTGCCAGTGTTCGTAGCACTACAGGTAGTTCTTGCTTACCAAATCTTTCACGGTATGGCAGGCTATGAACTATTAGGTGCTGTCTTATCAACAGGTATATTTGCAGGCATAGGTATAATCTATGGGCATGAACTATCGCACACCAAAGGCATTGCTTTTATAATAAGCCGTTGGATGATGGGACTATCAGGTTCAGCACATTTCTGTTATGCTCATGTGTACAATCATCACTTGGAATTAGCAAGTGAAGATGATCCTGCAACTGCACCTCGTGGACGTGATATCTATTCACACTATATCAAATCACACTTAGGACAATCTAAGTTCCTATTTGAAATGGAAAAGGGTAGACTAAAACGTTTAGGCAAACCTTTTATATCATTTGGCAACAGATGGATAAGAGGATACATGATGAGTGTTCCTTCACTTGCATTGTTCTTCTATGCAGGTGGTTGGTTAGGTGTTGCATGTCTTGCCGCAGTTTGGGTAATATCAAACTTTGAGTTAGAAGCACTTAACTATCTTGAACACTATGGTCTATGTCGTGTTAAGAGCGAGCCAATAGACTATAGACACTCATGGGATAATTCTACATTATTCACAAGTTGGTTCTTCATAGAGATTGGTCGCCAGGCTGATCATCATGACAGAGGTGAAACACACTTCTGGGAACTTGACGAAGTAGGCGCACCTAATACAGGTGTAGGTTACTTTACACTCTTTGCGTTAGCATTGATACCTCCTGTGTTTAACCGCTTTATGAAAAAGCATTTAGACAACTGGGACAAAAACTTTGCAACCGAAGCAGAAAGAGAAATAGCGAACTCTCTATCTTAATCCTCGCTGGAGGGTGCAATCACAAGTTGCACCCTTTCTTTCCAATTGTAACAAAACTTTAATCTTCACTCTTGACTTTTATCTAAACTTGTGCTATAAATAAAACTGTTTATAAAGTAATTCGTATTTTATAAATGATTAACCGTCGGGCATCGTCGAGCCCGATCTTTTTTAACTTGTGAGCGATGTGGTAAAAGCATCAAGCAGATAGGAGAAATAATAATGGACGCACTCACCCTATGGATGGCAATAGGTTTCGCCTTTGCCGCTTATTCCGTAATAGCAAATGATTCAGTACAGACTCTCGGTACATGGATCGCATCAAACAATGAGAGATTCAATTGGAAAATTATGTGGGGGTGTGCAAGTGCAGTTCTCCTATATACATTGTGGTACGGTTGGACAGTGAATGGTGGAGACATCAGTTATGGACGTCTTAACAAAATACCATTCCAAGAAATACAATGGTATCACGCAATGGCACCAGCATTACTTTTAATACTAACAAGAATTGGCGTACCGGTGAGTACGTCTTTTTTAGTTTTAAGTGCCTTTGCAAGTACATTTGTATTAGAGAAGATGCTCGTAAAGAGCATGATGGGTTATGCAGTGGCGGCAGTCGCGGCATATATTATTTGGATAGGAGTTACTAAACTCTTAGACGAAGCAAAGCCTGTCAAAGAAGAACATAAGAAAGCATGGCGTGTCGCACAATGGGTAACAACAGGCTTCCTGTGGTTTACTTGGTTAAGCCATGACATGGCAAACATTGCCGTGTTCCTACCACGACAGATACCTTGGGACTTAATGGTTATGATCTCAATTGTATTTGTAGGTGGACTTGCTTATATGTTCCGTGAAGGCGGAGGTAAGATACAAAAGATTGTTATTGAAAAGCACAATACAAGATACGTAAGAAGTGCTACTATCATTGACGCAGTCTATTGGTTGATCCTTTGGTTCTTCAAAGAGTATAACGATATACCTATGTCAACAACTTGGGTGTTCGTTGGACTACTATGTGGACGTGAACTTGCTATGGCAACTATGACAGGCAAGGAAAAGTTCAAGACAGTATTTCCACTCGTAACTAAAGACTTCATTAAGATGATGATTGGCTTAGGTGCTTCTGTGGGAGTGGTGTTAATGATACACTATGTTATTGTTCCTAACGGTATAGGACTGTAACAGATAAAAATAGGGTGCCTTCGACAAGCACCCTATTTTATTGATCTTTAGATGTTATCTTCTGTAGGTACTATTGATCCATTACCAAATAAATCAACAGCCTTCCAAGCAGAATACATTTTCCACTTAGGTACTGAAGGCTCAGCATCTACCATGCCATACCAGAAAACCATATCAGAGGCTTTCTTAGCCGCCTTTACAAGTGCTTCGTCTTGTTTGTCTTGCATCTTGTGTCTGTATTGTCTAATTGTTTTATACAGTAAATCGTGTATGATGGCGCTACGTGCTACATCAAATGGTGCTATCAACCACCACATTGGTCTTGGTACTGACGCTAAATCAGTAACAAATCCAGTAGGAACAGTTATTTTTGAACCTTTGAGTTTAACACCCACGCCTTTTAATGCTTTAAGTTCTAATTCTGTTAACTCTGGACAATCATATGACAAGTCACGACCAAGCACCCATTTACGTGGCGGGTTGAACTCTGCCATGATTTTGTTATTAAAAGTTCCCATATTATACTCCCTCTTAGTTTATAAACCTTTTTGCAGTAATATTTATTTGTAATTGCCATAAATAGTAGTAAGGAAACTGAACACTATGAAAAAACGCACAAGATCAATCTTAGAAGAATTAAACAATCTCCATAGAGATCGTGATAATGATTCATTAATCGCTACTACAGGTACTAATATTATAGAAAGTGCAGTAAACTTGCTTTCACGTATTAACGAACAGTACTCAGAAGAAGAAGCATTAGACATTGAACGTAGATTCCTAAACTCAATTAGAACAGGTGATACTAAGAAATTTAGACGTGGTATCCAAAAAGTACAGGAAAGCAGAAAAAATGATTCTTAATGAAGGTGGTAACGTATTCAAAGACCAAGATGGTAAGCCTACTACTCAACGCATTCAACAAGCAGACGTAGACCCAACATTAAAGTGGATTGAGTCAATCACTGGTATGGACCATGTTAACATGAAGTTAGGTTCAACAGGAATTAAAAGTTCAAGCGGTGACTTAGATGTTGCAGTAGACAAAGACAAGTACGATAAGACAGAAGTTGAAAAGAAACTTATGCAATGGGTAATAAAGAATCATCCAGACGATGAACCAAGACAGTGGGTAGCCAAGTCAGGTATCAACGTACACTTCAAAGCACCTATCAATGGTAAAGAAAGTAACGGATTCGTTCAGTTAGATTTAATGTTTGGTGAGCCAGACTTTATGAAGTTTGCACTAAAAGGTTACGGTGACGATACAAAGTACAAAGGTGTACACAGAGCAATATTAATTTCAAGCATTGCAAAGTTTCATGGTTACAAGTTTAACAGTCAAACAGGACTTGTTGATAGAATTAATAATAAAACAGTTTCAAAAGACCCAGATGAGATTGCACAGTATCTTTTAGGCGACAATGCCAAAGGTGCAGACTTAGATAGTGTTGACTCTATTGTTGCTAAAATTAAGAGTGATCCTAACTATGATGCAATGACGGCAGACGCTGTTAAGTATTTTGAGAAGGACGGATTAAAACTACCAGAAGCAGTTCAGTATGAAGGGCGTGAATGGTTTAGAAACACATTGGATAAGTTATATGAAGTTTAGTGAAATAAAAAAAGAAGCACCTGAACAACAGGGCGGTTATGAAAAGCCTGCAAAGTTTGATCCTAACGATATGGGAATCAAAAAAGGTATTAAGAAAGTAGCCGGCGCCGCAAAGAAAAACTTTAGCACAGGAAGAAATCTTGCTCAGGTTGGTTCAGGTAAGAAAGATGCAAGTGTGCTTGGACTAATTGGTGCAGTCAAAGATGCAGGTAGTGAAATCAAAGGAGCCGCTCAAGGTGCTTACTCCGAACCAGGAGCAGTAGACGGTGACTTGGCACAGACTAAAAAAGACAGACCAGATCAAAAGTTTCAAAAGAAACAAGCAGGTGATGAAAAACCACAACAACAAAAAGCACAGCCTAAGAAACGTAATCCTAAATTAGTTAGTGATCCTATAAGAGGCGCAGAGGATTATGTAAATGGCGCACAGTTTGTTCACCCAGAGAACAGACTTTCATATCAATATGATGCAACAGATAAGTTGTGGAGACCACAAACTACTGACATAAGTGTTAAGCCAATAGAACAAGTTAAAGGTAAAGACCTCTTTAACAAAGATAAGAACCGTACAAGAATGACAGAAGGTATGGATGCACGTATCCAACACATAGAAGATTTGATTTTCTTCAATGGTAGTGCTGGTGCAAAGAGAGCATTAGATAAAATTAAAGCAATGGCGGAGAAGACAGACAATGTACAGATCAAATGGGACGGATCTCCCGCAGTCATTTTTGGCCGCGATGAGAATGGAGAATTTGTACTCACAGACAAAGGAGGATTTGTCGCAAAAGGATATGATGGAAAAGCAAAGAGTCCAGAAGCACTTAACAAAATGTTCTTGGCCAGACCCGGAGCAAAGAATGATCCTAAAGGCTTTAAAGCATTAGGAGCCAACATGGCAAAGGCATTCCCTATAATGGAAAAGGCTACACCTAAAAACTTTAAAGGTTACTTTAAAGGAGACATGCTATACTTCCATGAGCCACAACAAGAACAAAACATGTATCACTTCAAACCTAACATTGTACAATACACAGTTAAGACAGATAGTGATTTAGGTAAAAAGATTAATAAAAGTAAGATAGGGGTAGTAGTTCACCGAGTCATTGACGAAGATGGTAACGAACAACCATTCAACGACTTTGACATTATGGAGGGTACAGATTTACTTGTAATTCCTCCTGTAACAGTTTCAGAAACCGTAAAGGTTGATGAAAGTTCAATAGGGAAGTTAGAGAACATCATCTCAAGAAACAGTAGTGCTATTGACAGTTTCCTTGACAAAGCAAAACTTAAACAGATGCAAGTTACTGACTTCCCGAACATATTGTACACTTATGTAAATCAGAAAGTAGACTCCGGCTTAGAAAACTTAGGCCGTGACTTTATGAAATGGTTAGGTTCTTCTAAGGTTAGTGCAAACAAACAAAGAAAACTTCAAGAGTACATTAATGAGAACGTAAGTACATTCAGTGCTATATGGGATACCGTAAACGGCATCATGAATGTAAAAAATAACATCATTGATCAATTGAACAACCAAGATGCAGATGTAAAAGCAACCATTAACGGGCAACCGGGTGGTGAAGGTTATGTTGTAACTGGTTCCAAGGGTGATATGAAACTTGTCAACCGAGGCAAGGGCGGGTTTACTCAAGCCAATAGATCGGTACAAAGATAATAGGAGCAAACAATGAAACTAAAAGAAATGTTAGATGACGTGAAAATGCACGAAATCGATGACGACATGAGAGACTTAGGACTTGGTGGTCCTGATGCCGCTGACGATGATGAAGCAGGCATGGATGCTGAGTTCAAAAACACACCAATGATTATCCAAGTAGGCAAAGTACTTGACTCAAGAGGTAATCCAAACCCAGTAAAAACTTGTAAGACTGATGACGGTAAAGAAATGCCATGTAGTCCAGAACAAGCGGCAACAATTAAAATGTTGTTAACTACTGATAAAGTTAAACCTGCAATCAAACGTGAGTTTACAAAAGATGTACAGAACAGTGAAACACTTGGTATGCTTTTAAAAGCAGGTAGCAAAGACGATATGATCAAAGCATTCCTTGAGAAGTATGTTAAAGGTCAAGGAGACGCACCAGAGAGAAGTAACTACTCCTAAGATGATGGACTTCTTAACAGAACTGCACGAAGCGAGAATGACTCGCGATAGCGGCAATCAACGTGTATTAACTTACACAGATTGTTGTGAGCGACTATACCTTACTATGCTCACCCTTGAGTTATTGAGAAGGTATCCTCAGTTTGCTCCAGTTGCTCACGGTTATGCTAAGAGAACAACAGACAGAGATAGTTACAAACACTTTAGAATGTATGCAACAGATTTATATAACTTTGCATACTTTATACAAGGTGATGAAGAAGCATTAAAGAAACTTAAAGATCCTAAAGCGGCAATGGCTATGCGTAGAAGAACTACATTGCCTGTGATGGCATTCAATAGATATTTGATGGCCATGTCAACAGGCAGGGTAACTTCTATAAATGATCAATCAGTATTCTTAAGTATTGAAAGTGCTTTGAATATTGTAAACACAGATTACAAAGCAGTACGCAGAAGCATCTTTAACTTAAACAGATTATCAACAGGCGACAAAAAGAAAATTGTTACACGTTTGTTGTATGCAGTTAGAGCGAAACTAAGAAGCAGTGACATCATTGAACACTTAGAAGCATTGGCGGCAGTTAGAGATCTTGAATCTGCTAAGGTTAGAGATCCAGAGCCAACTGTATCAGTACCAGATGTAAACGTTGACATAAAAGATTTAGGCTTCTATAGATTCTTACTTGGTACAAAGAATTTAATGCTCGCCAAGAAATTTATTGAGATAGCCGTTCAAGGCAAGCCTATTCCCCCACAGATGGTTAGAGCATATATGCCTGCCATTAAAACTATAGATAATATAGTAAAAGGCGGTCCTGCATTCATTTCCATGCTAAAAGCACTGGAAAGACGTGCATTACAGAGCCAAAGTTCCAAAAAAGACTAAATAATAGTAACAACTTCATAGAGTAATGAAGATGTCATTTATGAGAGAAGATAATCTCTATTTTAACATAGGAGAAATAAAATGGCTGGAATAGCACAAGGAAACGGCGGAATCGCTAAAGCAGGAAATGGTTTAGGTCCAAGAACAAGAATCATTAACCTTGCAAAAACTAACATGACACAAGCAGAATTAGATGCGGCGTTAACATACCTTTCAAGAGGTGATGTTGCTGGAACTAACGATGCACACACAATCGCAGGTGTGGCTTGTTTAACTGAGTCAGGTGTATTCACACCAGGTACTACTGATGCAGTACAAGTTGTAATCCAAGGTACAGGCGCATTTACAGCGGCTTCAGACTTTGGTGATGGTTCAACTGGAGTAACTTCAAGTTTACTTGCAGACTTTGACCAAAACCCTGCGTAATTAGTTTAGACTAATACACAGTAATATTAAGGGCTCAGTTTTTACTGGGCCCTTTTTTTATGACTATAAGTAATACTATGAAAGTCAAGATCAGAACACTAATAGATATTACTGAGACTCGTAAGCACAAACACAACGAGAGTGACAAGCAGTTAATCAATCAACAAGCAAACTTTATGAGTTTCTTTAACTGTTTGAGTATGCGTTTCAATCCTTATTATGAAGTAAGTCCATTATGTTCTGAACAAGACGTAACTGGGGTTTTTGGTACAGACTTTACAGGTACACATAAAGTTTGGGACTTTGAGTTTGATGTTGAAACAGCAGTTGCAGGAACGGATCTTAGTACGTTACAAGATGATTTTGATTTGGTTCCTGTAATAGCAAACCTAACAGAATCGATAAATACTGATAACAACGCATTTAGAACAAAGAGTAAGAAGAAGTGTAATATCATCTTTATCTTACCAGAGAATGCAGAGTAAAATCCGTATAAATATTATTATAATTTAGGCAAACATTACATCTCATTTAGGTACATAATAGGCCCCTTGCACGATAAACACGCAATGGAGAGAACAGATGGCAAGAGCCACAAGTTTAGAAAAAGAAAATTTAGAAGCACACGTAGATTTGTGCGAACAGAGATATAAATCCTTAGAAGGTCGTTTAGGTAAGATCGAAGAAAAGGTAGAACATATCCATTCGGACATACAAAACGGCAATAAATCTATGATCAAAGTAATCGTTGGTGCTTCCGGAACTATTGTAGCAGGTCTTCTTTCTACAATAATCGTTATCCTTATCAACTTCAACTAATCCTTAAGACACTAAATACAAGTGTTATGTTAATAGAAGATATTATCGCACCTCTTGTAGAAAAACAGATATGGGCTCGTTCAGGTAAGAAAGTAGTCCGTAAGTATCGTTGTACCACAGGACATCGCAAAGGGCGTATTGTATCACAGATAGGACAGTGCTTTGCCGCACCAAATATCAAAGCAAAAATACGCATGAAGAAAACAAGAGCCAGACTTGGTGCAAGAATGGCACGTAAGGCAAGAAGAACTAAACGTACTAATCCAGCAAGTATCAGAGTAAGAACTATGAACAGGTCTGGAGCAGGATTTAAAGTGCCTAACAAACGTATAGCAATTAAGAAGAGAAAGTAATGATTGTTAGTGAGATAATTACAGAAGGAGCGTTACAAATTGCAGGCCGACGTGGCGGTAAGATTGTGCGTAAATACAGATGTACAACAGGCTCACGTAAAGGACGTATTGTTGCAAAGCCAGAAACTTGTAACAAACCTAAAAGGGTACAAAGTTCGATTAACATAAAGAGAGCAAAGGCAAGACGTGGTAGTGCGATGAAGATTGCAACACAACGTAGAAAAAGAGCAGGAGGTCAGTCACAACGCTTGGCAAGGATTAACAGGTCAGGCAGACGTAACCTGAAAAACATTAGACCTAAAACAAGAAGTAGAAAGAGATCAAGATAATGAGATACAACGAGATTCAACTTACTGAAGAACGTGCAAGAGAAATTATTGCAAAGAAGTATCCTCATTACACTCCAGAACAGATTGACGAGGCTATCCCAGCAATGTTAGGTGCAGTCGCAGGAGCGGCAGGCAAGTTAGCAATGAAAGGTGCCGGAGCCGTAGGTAAGATGGCGGCTAAAGGTGGCAAAGCAGTTGCGAAGGCAGGTGCTCAAGGCATTGGCAGAGTAGGGAAGAAGATGGGACAGATGGCCGCACAAGGTGCCAAAGGCGCCGCACAGAAACTTGCAACAAAGGCAGTGAATAAAGCACAAGGTATGGTTGCTAACAAGATGGCACAGGCAATATTAAAACCCGGAAGTACTCTTCCGATGCCAGATGCACAAGGAAAACAACAAGACTTTGAAATAGACAGTGTTAAGGGCAATGAAATAACACTGAAAAATCCAAAAGCCAAACCAGGCGAACCAATAAAAACAGTTCATGTTAAAAAAGATTTGGATCCAATTATCAAGCAAATGACGACTGGATAACCAATGAAAATTAACGAACTTTTACAGAGTTTTACAATAGCATTAAGCAATGAGGAATCAGAAGTATTGAACCAAATGTCTAAAAAAGATGTTACTCCTATTCATGCTTATACTGAAAGAGAGCAATTCGTGATTGAATCTCTTATCAGAAAGGCTTTAGTAAGTAAAGTAGTTAAAAACGGTAGAATACTGGTTATGGCAAATGAAACATACAAACCCTAATATAACTAAACTCTTAAACGAGATAATGGATGCCGAACTGGCAGAGTATCCCGTACCATATAAAAAGGGTAATAGCATACGCATAAAGAACGTTGTCATGCGTAGAAACGGTAAAGGGTACCATGTATTCAATCTTGTAGACAAATCCCATGTAATCTTTACCCCGTCTAAGACTGTTGCACTTGCAATCGCACATTGCACAGCACATGGGTTACACCATTCCGTATCTGATATTAAGCGTTTAGAGTCTAAATTGAGTAAATACTATAACGATGCTATATTTTATAAGTATACTGTAGAGCATAGTAAGGACGAAATACGTGCAGATTCGGCGCAAATGCGGTTTGAAATAGCAATGGACGAATGTATGCGTATCAGGGATCAAATTGAGAACTATCTTTTTGATAAATAAATATAGTTAAAAGGAACAAGCAATGAAAGTTAACGAATTTAATAAACCGATCACAGCAAAGAGCTTGAACGAAAGCCTTGATAAAAGATTCGGACAAACAGTAGACGTAGATAAGTTTTCAACAGATCAATTAATGGACGCAAGAAACAAATTGCGTACAGCATTACATGATATCGAAACTAACGAATCATTTGATGCAGTAGGTAACGAAGATTACCAAAAGAAAAATATGTTCCTTAAAGTTATTAACCAGGCAATTGAAGAAAGAGCACATATTGTAGAAGGCGATGTAGAAGCAGACAAAGCAATCACAGAAGGCGCTGAAGAAGAAGCAACACTTGTTATGGCCGCAAAGGACATGGTTGATAGAGTTACAGGCTGGATGGAAGACACAGCAGAAATGCAAACAGAATCAATGCTTGAAATAGGCGACAAGATTAGAGATGAAATGGGCAGTGAACAATCTGAATCATTCATAGGAACAGTTAAGCCAGCATTAGAACAATTATTCACAACACTTGAAACAACACGTGACGCATTAACAGGCGGCGTAGCCGTACTGACAGGCGAGGGTGCACCAGAAACAATGGGCGACGAAGCACCAGCAGAAGATCCAGAAATGGAACCAACAGTAGACGCAGAAGCAGAAGCAGAAGCACCAGCAGAAGAAGGTGGTGATGAGTTTGCCGCGGCAGAGCCAGCAACAGGTGGCGAAGAAGAAGCAGGACGTGAAACACGTGAGAGTGTAGAACGTTCACGTAGACTTGGTACTATACTTGGAGGTGCTGACTCAAAAAAAAAGTAATTGAGTCTGCTTCACCCAATCTAACGAAAATCTTAAATTTACTTGTAAAAAACGAAATTAAAAAAGTCTCTTGGGACAAACTTAACGGTTACATGGACAACATGGGCGGTGAGCAACATGACCAAGAGACTTTCAAAGCAGTTTACGACCAGGATCCAAAAGTACAAGAACTTGTTGCAAGTTTTGATCCTGAAGGCGTAACACTCAAAGGTGGCGAAGAACCACAACAACCTGCACAAGGCGATGACACAGTTGACCAAATGGCTCAAAGTGCTACTGCCAATGCAATGCAATAATCCACTTATAAAAAAACACTTGACTTTTTAACGTAAGTACTATATAATGTACGCTACGACTAAAGGTAAGTAATGGAAAATTATAAAGAAGTTGCAGATCAATGGACTTGGCATTCTCGTTATCCTCAGTATAAAGAGTTTGAAGTATTATTTGATCAAATTATTGCAGATGACGAAAGCACTGGCACTACAACCGTAGATGGCGAGCAGATCTATATTCCAAAAGATAATCAAGACTATCAAAGAATACAAGATAGATTCTTTTTATGGCTTGAACAGCAACTTGCATTTAAAAATATAACCGAATTCAAATGTATTGAGTCGTGGATCATCTACTATCAAAAAGGTGGGTACCAAGGACTTCATGTACATCAAGGAGATATGAATAAGAATACTTTTAGTGCCGTTATACACTTAGATGATGTTCCAATATATCATAATACAAAGAATAAGTTTAACGGTATGCTTTTTTCACTTATGCCAGAACCCAATGGATATCAACACCCACAACACTTTCCAAGTGTACAAGGAGGCATAGTATGCCTTGAAGGTAAAGTGTGGCACGGTGTATATCCTACCGACAGTATTAGACGTACTGTGGTCTACGATATCGAATATAAAAGGAAATAATTTTGTCATTAATTACAGAACGCTATCAGTATAGCGAAATCAAAAAACAATCAGTTGACGGTAAACGTTTGTATGCCTGCCCAGATGGTAATGCTGTCGCAAGTGTTACTACAATCTTAGATAAAACAAAAGACAAGTCAGGATTGATTGCATGGAAGAAACGTGTAGGAGAACAAAAGGCTAAAGAGATTGTTACAGAAGCGGCTGGTGTTGGTACACGTATGCACAAGTACCTTGAGGATTATATTGAATTTGCAGAATGGCCACAGCCAGGAAGTAATCCATATGCCCAACAGGCACATAAAATGGCAACAGTAATTAAAGAAGAAGCAATGACCCATGTAGATGAAGTATGGGGATCAGAGATTAACTTGTTTCACCCTAAAATATATGCAGGAACCACAGACCTTGTAGGACAATACAAAGGACAACCTGCTATTATGGACTTTAAACAAACTAATAAACCTAAGAAAGCAGAATGGGTAGAAGATTACTATTTGCAACTTGTAGCCTATGCCTTAGCACATAACGAGATATACGGTACAGATATTAAGGAAGGCCACGTATTCATGTGCAGTCGCGACTTACAGTATCAACAGTTCGATTTATTACCAGAAAACTTTGCAGAGTGGGAGCAAAAGTGGTGGGATCGTGTGTATATGTACTACGATAAGTTCGCTTGAAGTCGATAAATACTAATAACAATTTAGGAGTTAGTAAGTGGCTGTAGTTCAAATATCAAGAATTCAAATACGTAGAGGACGCAAAAACAGTGGTTCAGGAATACCTCAACTTGCAGGTGGTGAACTTGGCTGGGCAGTAGACTCGCAAGAACTATACATTGGTAACGGCAGTGTTAGTGAAGGATCACCGGCAGTAGGTAATACAAAAGTATTAACTGAAAACGATAACCTTTTTACACTTGCAGATCAATACACTTATCAAGATGGCACAATCCAAACTGGCGCAACAGTTAGTGGACCAATCAAAAGAACACTTCAAAGCAGATTAGATGACATCGTTAGCATTAAGTCTTTCGGTGGAATAGGTGATGGTTCAGATCAAACTTCAACACTACAACGTGCTATTGATCAGTTGTTTATTAACACTGCTTCAAAAGGTACAACACAAAGTAGAGTTACACTTGTTTTAGAAGCAGGCACATATAATATTTCAAATTCAATTAAGATACCTCCACACGCAACTATCAAAGGTGCAGGTAGAAACAAAACATTTATTATACAGACAGGCAACTATCCTATCTTTACTACAGTGAACAGTAACAGCACACCAGGCAACTATGCTGATGATAGTACAAGTACATCACTTACACAAGCACAAGACATTACATTAGAAGGCATGACACTACAACACAACTTAGGAAGTTTCACAGGTATTGAACTTGTAAGTTGTAAGAACAGTGTGTTTAAAAACTTACAGATAAAAGGACCGTGGACATCAGGCATAGGTATTGTTGCGGCAAGTATCGGAGTTAGCATGGACAACCTAAGTACAGTTGTTGGTTGTTTCAATAACTTGTTTGATGATGTTAAGATTAATGGCTTTGCTCACGGTGTTAAGAGTGACGACGATGTATATGAAAACACATTTACAAATTGTTTGTTTGATCTTTTATCATACGGAGTATGGTTTGGAGAGAACACAATCGTAGGTGCTCAAGGACAATCAACAGGACCACAAAGAAACTTGTTTGAAAGTTCTACATTTAGTAACATTGATAGAAATGCAATCATTTTCCAAACAGGCAGATACAATGTAAGTTCAAATAACAAATTTTTAAATGTAGGTAACAACGGCGGTACAAGTACTGCGGCGGCTTACACTATTATTAATAGTGTACAGGAAGGCAATAAGACTTGTGGCGATTGGTTTAGCAGAACAAACGATCTTATGTTAGATACTGCTTTCCAAACTACACCTTACATTTCGGAAGTACAAGGACCAATCCATTCAGGATATAGTTTTAGTAATAAGATACAAACAATTCAACAAAACGCATTTGAAACTATCTTTAGGCTACCAGGTGACTATACTCGTACATACATTATTGAATACCAATATAAGAGTAACCAAGTAGATGCTATGCGTCAAGGTTGTTTAGAAGTTATTGTTAACAAAACCAATGACTCGGTAACATACAGTGACACATATGACTTTAACGGAGATGCAGGAATAGCAGACAAATTAGAGTTAAAAGCACAACTATTTGATATCAATTCTGATACTGTTAACGACACGTTAGCAATTAGAATGAAGAACACCGTGGTTAGTGAAAATGCCGACTTTACATACAAAGTATCAATTAAAAATTAAATAGTAACATAATGTTTTCAGAAGTATATGAGGATAGATTAATCAAATGGAAGGCACTCCGAGACACACTCGAGACATCTAAAGATCCATTACGTGACGTTGTAGAAGCCTATTCACATGCGCCTGTAGTACATAACAAAAGTATTAACATATGGGATAATCAAACTTGGCGTGGCCCTTGGGAACTTATTCAAGAAAATGGTTACACAGAGACTTGCATTATTTTAGGAATATGCTATACTTTACAATTAACTGAACGGTTTTCAAAGAACCGTTTTGAGATACATATTATTACGGAAGTAGAAAAACAGGAAACCTTTATGCTCTTATCCATAGGACAATTTTTTATACAACCTATGGGCAAAAGCATAATACAACATAACGAAGCGCCAGGAAGTTGGGTACCACAAAAGGTATATCCGATGCCAGCTCTTCACTAAATATTTTTTTGCATAATGTAAGAAAGAAGAGGAAGTCGAATGTCAAATATTAACATAAAAAAGCGTGATGGTTCCAGCGAGCCATTAGATGTAAACAAGATCCACAAGGTAGTAGAATTTGCATGTGAAGGATTAACAGGCGTTAGTTCATCGCAAGTAGAAATGAGTTCACACATTCAGTTTTACGATGGTATGTCGTCAGACGAAATTCAAGAAATTATGATCAAGTCTGCAAATGATTTGATTAGTTTAGAAAATCCTAACTATCAATATGTGGCGGCACGTTTATTATTGTACGCAACATACAAAGATGTCTACGGCGAATTCGACAATGCTCCTCTTATGCAAATGATAAAGAAAAACATCGAACGTGGTGTTTACGATCCAGACATCTTAGAACAATACTCAGAAGAAGAAATATTAACATTAGACAAATACATTAAACGTAACCGTGATGAGAACTTTACGTATGCAGGCCTAAGACAAATTGTTGACAAGTACCTGTGTCAAGATAGAAGCAGTGGACAACTGTTTGAAACTCCTCAGCACATGTATATGATGATTGCGGCAACTTTGTTTGCAAATTATCCTAAAGCGGAAAGAATGTACTACGTAAGGAGATACTATGACGCGACCTCGCTTTTTAAAATCAACATACCGACCCCTGTTATGGCAGGCGTTCGAACTCCTGTTCGCCAGTTTGCTTCTTGTGTTCTTGTTGATAGTGATGATAGCCTCGATTCCATTTTTAGTAGTGACATGGCTATTGGACGTTACACGGCCCAAAGAGCAGGCATCGGAATTAATAGTGGAAGAATTAGAGCCATCAACTCAAAGATCAGAGGAGGAGAAGTAGCACACACAGGTGTTATTCCTTTCCTTAAAAAGTTTGAAAGTACTGTACGTTGTTGTACACAGAATGGTGTACGTGGTGGTAGTGCTACTGTCCATTTTCCATTGTGGCACAAAGAGATTGAAGACATCCTTGTACTAAAAAATAACAAAGGTACAGAGGACAACAGAGTACGTAAGTTAGATTATTCAATTCAACTTAATAAATTAATGTACGAAAGGTTTTTGGCCGGTAGCGATATAAGTCTTTTTTCGCCACACGATGTGCCAGGACTATACGAAGCATTCTATAGCGACCAACAAGAGTTTGAAAGACTTTATAAGTTAGCAGAAAAGAATCCTAAGATTAAAAAGAAAACTATTCCAGCAATGGACTTGTTCAGTGCAATGTTAAAAGAACGTGCTGAAACAGGACGTATCTATCTTATGAANNGTTGACCATGCTAATACACACAGTTCATTCAAAGACACAGTGTACATGAGTAACTTGTGTCAAGAGATTACTTTACCTACAAAGCCATTGCAACATATTGATGATGAGCAAGGTGAGATTGCATTATGTATTCTTTCTGCAATTAACGTAGGTGTTCTTAAAGAGTTAGATGACTTAGAAGAACTATGTGAACTTGCCGTTAGAGCATTAGATGAAATTATTGATTACCAAAGATATCCTGTGAAAGCGGCAGAGGTATCTACAAAAGCAAGACGTTCGTTAGGCGTAGGTTATATTGGACTTGCACACTACTTGGCTCGCGAAGGAGTTAAATACAACGACAAGAAAGCATTAACAAAAGTACACGAACTGTCAGAAGCATTTCAATACTATTTGTTAAAGGCTTCTAACAAACTTGCAAATGAGAAAGGTAAATGTGATTACTTTGATAGAACAAAATATGCTGATGGCTTTTTACCAATTGACCATTACAAAAAAGAACTTGATGAAGTATGTAACATTAAACTAAAGTATGATTGGGAAAGTCTTAGATCACTTATCGCTGAGTCCGGACTACGGCACTCAACTTTGTCCGCACAAATGCCATCAGAGAGCAGTTCCATTGTGTCGAATGCCACAAACGGTATTGAACCACCTCGAGGATACTTGTCCGTTAAGAAAAGTAAAAAAGGGCCTCTTAAGCAGATTGTTCCGCAATATACTACATTAAAGAATTACTACACACTACTTTGGGATATGCCAAGCAATGATGGTTATATCAATATAGTAGCAGTAATGCAAAAGTTCTTTGATCAAGCCATTAGTGGTAACTGGTCATATAATCCAACTCACTTCGAAAACAATGAAGTACCTATGAGTGTAATGTTTAAGGACTTATTGAACACATACAAATACGGTTGGAAGACAAGTTATTATCAGAATACTTATGACTTTAAAGGTGCTGATGAAGTAGAAGAACCTAAAGAAGAGATAAGTACTCCACTTGTCAACGTTGAAGTTCCAAGAGATCAATTTAACGGTTCTGATGAAGAATACGAAGAATATTGCGACTCTTGTGCAATTTAACACTTGACAAACTTAAATAAAGATAGTAACATATAGAAGTACATAGAGAGAGGTGCATAAAGCAAATGTCAAAGAAAACAGTGTTCAATAAGAGCAAAGTAGATTTCACAAAGCAACACATGTTCTTTGGTGAAGATCAGAATACTCAGAGATATGACGTATTCAAATACCCAGAATTTGATAAACTTAACCAAACGATGTTAAGTTATTTTTGGAGACCTGAGGAGGTTTCCCTTCAGAAGGATAGAGCAGACTATGCCCAGTTTCGTCCGGAGCAGAAACATATCTTTACAAGTAACCTGAAATATCAAACGTTACTTGATAGTGTACAAGGAAGAGGACCATGTCTTGCTTTCTTGCCATATGTTTCCGTGCCTGAATTAGAAAGTTGTATCGTAGCATGGGACTTCTTTGAAACTATCCACAGTCGTTCATATACACATATTGTTAAGAACGTTTATCCTGATCCAGCAGAAGTGTTTGATACAATCTTAGATGATGAGAAAATTATTGAACGTGCTGAAAGTGTTACAAAAGAATACGACAAATTTTATAATATCGCCACTGATTACTTTGAAAGAGGTAAAGGCGATTTATACGAAGTGAAGAAGCAACTGTACAAAGCAATGATGACTGTAAACATCTTAGAAGGTTTACGTTTTTATGTTTCATTCGCATGTACGTTTGCATTTGGTGAACTTAAACTTATGGAAGGGTCTGCAAAGATCATTTCGTTAATTGCAAGAGATGAAGCAACACACCTTAACCTATCAACGCACATTCTAAAGCATTGGGCAAAAGGTGATGACGACAAGGACTTTGTTAAGATTGCAAAAGAATGTGAAGAAGATGTTTACCAGATGTGGAGAGATTGTGTTGACGAAGAAAAACGTTGGGCAGACTATTTGTTCAAAGACGGATCAATTATTGGTTTGAACGAGAACTTACTACACGCCTACGTGGAGTTTATTGCTAACAAGAGATTGAAAGCACTTGGTCTTAAAACAATTTACGATCGTCCACTTAACACTAATCCTTTACCTTGGACACAACATTGGTTGTCAAGTGCAGGATTACAAGTCGCACCACAAGAAACAGAAGTCGAAAGTTATCTAATTGGTGGAATTAAACAAGACGTAGAAAAAGATACGTTCAAAGGATTTACTCTATAACCAAAGCAAAGGAAGTACAATGAGCAAACAACCAACAGTCGTTTATTCAAAACCATCTTGCCCTTCGTGTGTTAAAGCAAAGGCACTATTAGATAATTTGAATATTGAATACACAGTAAGAGAAGTCGGAACTGACATAACTCGTGAGCAATTACTTGAAGAATTTGAAGTAAATGGTATGCCACAGCCAAGATCGGTACCGCAAATTATCCTTAACGGTAAGTATATAGGAGGCTATGAGGCTTTGGCTTCATATGTTGAAGAAACCGGAATAGAAGGAATAAAACAATAATGCTAATTGAAACACCATACAAAAAAGGAGATACAGTATCTATCAAACTCGTTTCAGGAGAAGAGATAGTTGCCCGTATTGAATCTATTGATGATGGTGGTTACAAATTGCATAAGCCGTTAACACTGATGCAAGGTCCAAAAGGTCTTGTGTTAGGTTCCTTTATGATGACTGCTAATCCACTTGCAGATATTACACTACCAAAAACAAGTGTAATGGTTATTGCAGAGTGTGAGAAGGAGACACAGAAGAAGTATATTGAAGTAACCACAGGGATTAAAACATTATCATGAGTAACAAATTAATTTTAATCGATATTGACGGTACAGTCTTAGACTGGAAGAACAGTTTCTTACAATTCATGGCTTTGGAAAATATTGTTGAAGTAGACAATACAAAGTACAAAGTTACTGAATGGATGCAAGAACGACATGGTAAAGAGATAAGTGTAGAACAAGGCAAGTTCTTAATCGAGTATTTCAACAGAAGTGCTTGGATCGCTTTCTTGGAGCCATTAAGAGACAGTGTAGAGGTTATGAAAGCACTTAAAGAAAAAGGCTATGAATTTAAGGCTATCACATCATTACACACGGACAGGCCTGCACAAGCACTACGCAGAATGAACTGCGAAGATGTGTTTGGTGAAGGCACTATTTCCGACATTACCTTTTTGCCTACAGGTGCTGACAAAGATGAAGCACTTGCAAAGTACGAAGGTTCAGGGGCCTGGTGGATTGAAGATAAGGTAGAAAATGCATTGGTCGGTAAACGACTTGGTCTGAACCCTATCATCATCGAACACGAATATAATAAGAACGAATTCGTAGACGGAATCCCACTTGCAAAGTTCTGGAGCACCGTTTATAAACACATTACAGGAGAAAGATATGTCAACAATTCATGAGCAAATTATTGCTGAATACGAAAACTATTTAAAAGAGTCAGAGTCATTCGATACAAAGAATGTCAAAGCGGCGGCGGCAAGAGCAAGAAAAGCCTTAGGTAACATGGGTAAACTTGCAAAGTCAAGACGTGCTGAGATTCAAGAGAAGAAAAACGCTCTTTAATTTCTATAAACATTACACAAGGAAACAGTACTATTTTGTGCTGTTTTCTTGATAAATAGAATCCTATAACTAAATATAAGTATAAATTAGAGGGTACTTAACAATATAATGAACAACGGAAATTTAAAATGGTATAATCCTGTAAAAGGATTTGGTTTCATTACGCCAAGTGGTGCTACCAAGGACATATTTGTCCATATTTCAGAATTCAAAAAAGCAGGCATAGTTGAGGACTCTATCGTTGAAGGTATGGCATTAACATACGACGAAGTAGAGTTCAGGGGCAAAACTGTAGCCGGCAATCTTAAAAAAGTCTAATCCTATGAAGTGTACTCAAGGCGATGTAGCCCACATCACTTTTTCCATACGACCACAAAATGTTGGCTTGATAGTAAAAGTAAAAGAGTATATAGGAAAGTTTGAAAAAGGCGAGCAATTCCAATTCAGAGGTATGCCTTGCCAATGTTTAATATCTGACCATTACTGGTGGATAGAAGCAGAAGACATCACAACATTACTTGGGCCAAGTCCCCAAGCCTACATAGCAGATAGTTGGTTGGAACCAATTAAACAGCCTAAAAAAGCAATAAAAGTTAAAAAAGAGGTTGACATCTTAGCCTAAAGATGCTTAAATAGTATTGTAACGTTGAAGCGTGGCGACAACGAACTGGACCCGGGTGCGATTCCCGGCACCTCCACCAATCACTTAAAACACATTACGGTGTGCTTTGAGGGGGTGATGTAGGATCGACAGGCGGATTAGGCATTGTGGAGTTACCGGTAGGCGATGACCGTAAATCAAGCAAAACTATAGACGCAAACGAAAACTTTGCTCTTGCCGCATAGTCTAACTATGTGACGGGGTTGGCAACTTACCTGGCAACAGAAAAGTTGCACTTAACAAAGCCGTCGGCAGAGAAGGACAATCAAATGAGAACAGGTATTTTAGCAGGAGCCTTTCTTATGGCTACAGTATCATCAGCACAGGCTGAGATTGCAGTAGTGCAAGACCATTACAAAACTGTTATTAACAAGCAACCATACGAAGTGCAAGTATGCACAGACAGAGCAGTGTCAGGAGACAAGTCAGGCGACATGTTGACTGGTGCAATCGTAGGAGGCATCATTGGTAATAACGTAACCAAAAATGTTGAGAATGGGGGAGCAGTTGGAGCCCTACTTGGAGGCATTATTGGACACAATAATAGTAAAGCCAAATCAGGAACTGCAAGGTTCTGTACTACAGAAACACGTTATAATGAATCACAGGCTGAAGTGTATTCACACTCAACAGTCCGTTTTACACATAACGGTAGAAGTTATAGTCTGCGTTTTACAAAATAGAATATAGGGGACAAGTGTTACGGTAGCACGGCTGGCTCCAACCCAGCAAGACAGGGTTCAATTCCTTGGTCCTCTGCCAATTCAGGTTGACTTTATTAACTAAAGAAAGTATAATAATAATATGAGAATAATAAATCTAACCGTGCCTTTTAATCATACTATTATATATGATTACTATTCGCCACGTGATGAAAGTTTAATTTGGAAAGAACTTAATCAATTAAGTCCTGTTCTTGCAGACAAGAAAGCAACAGGTGATCCACGAAGCAATGGAATGCTCGGATTAAGTTTGGATTGGCATTACAAAGATGACAGAACCAAAAGTCATATACTCCAAGCAAACAGATTAATTTATAACATTACAGATGAACTAAAAGAAAATTCTTTTATGAAATATTTGGATATGGCTAATGAGGATCTAACACAGGTAAATTACTATCCAGATGGTAGTTCATATGCACATCATGCCGATCATGCAACAATTAGTGCAGTAACTACATTTTGGAAAGTACCTAAAGAATTTACAGGCGGAGAACTAAAGTTCCCAGAGTATGAATATACTCCGCACATGGACAACAATACTATTATTCTATTTCCAAGTTTTGAGCAACATGAAGTATCCACAGTTATTGGTAAAGGACGTTTTTCGATCAACCAATTCTACTTCATTAATCGTTGACAAACACCAAAATATGTGTTACATTTATAATACAATTTTAACTTTGAGGTATTACATATGACTATGCATCTTGAACGAGGACTTACAACACTTAACACTCGTAAGCCTAAGAAGAAAACTAAATTTACAAAAAAGCAAATCGAAAAGTGGACCGTAGAGTTAAAGAAACATAATAAACAAATGCGTAGGGTTAATTGTCATCATATGCAAATGACACTTGATGACTATATAGATTATATCCACGGTCGTTATAAACGTAAGACAGAAACAGTTATGAGTACACCGTGGCATTATTCTGGACCACAGGTTCGAGAAACTGAACACATTCCATCATTATCATCTAAGGACAGTTTTGGTCCTGCAAAGAAGAAAGAGCCAATGCACTATACAGGTGAACGTAAACTTGTAGGTATTGCTATGATGCACAAGTCAAACCTTGTGCCTGTATTTGCAGACGATGATGACAAGAACGGACAAAAGGCCGCAACCGAATATGCACAAATGCGAAGGAACTAAATGGGAAAGACTGTTAAACATTTTTGGAATAGAGTACGGAAACCTGTACTTATAATATTAGCAATGATAGGAATTGGATTGGGTAGTTATGGAGCAGGTACGTTCTTTCCTAATTTTTGGGTAGAGAATAATATTGTGCAAAAAGCCAAGGCTTCATTTCACAATGAATGGAAAGCATTTGGCTTCCAACAGCCAAGTATTGAATACACAAACGATATTGAGTTTATTAGTGGTGTAGGACGTTGTGTGGACTTTTTAAACATGACCATTGAACATGAACAACGTGTTCCTAAGATGATTATTATAGCAATGGCAGTTTTGGAAACTGGCTATGGCAAAAGTAGATTTGCAGTAGAAGGCAATAACTTATTTGGTTACAGAACGTGGGATCCAAAAGCACCACAAATGAAACCATTAGAATTACCTGACGCAGAGTTTGGTGTAAAGAAGTACAAAACCAAATGTGATAGTGTCAAAGATATGATTCGTAATGTTAACGAGTATCATGCATACGAAGAATATAGAGTTGAACGTGCAAAACAATTAGACTCAGGTAAGATAGACTTGGATAAACAAATTGATTTGTTGTCTGAGTGGAGTACAAACCCAGAATATACTAAACTTGTTAAAATGAAAGTTAAGAAAATCAAAGACATTTTGGCTAAAAACAAATTGGCAAAATAGTGGTTGACTTTTTATATAGAGTTGTATATACTGTTAAGATAATGAATAGGCTAACAAGGAGACTAAAATGAAAACATTGGCAACGTTGACCGTAGCAACACTTATTGTTACTGCTGTCGCAACACAGGCAAATGAAACTGAGAATCCAATTATCAGAGATGTTGAGAACGCAAAAGAATTTGCGGTAAACAACAAGGTATCACAGTTTGTTATTAACGAATATAACAAAACTGTTGAGTTCCAAAAAGATAGTTGGCAACAAGGCAAAGATCAATTGGCAGATAACAAAAAGCAAATCGTTGGTATCTTTGATAACATCAAAGGTGCTTTCACACACTATTTTGTTAAGGAAGGCAAGTAGATGAAAGGCGTATTAAAAAATGCAGTATTAGGTATTGCTCTCGTATCCATGTTGGGTGCTTGTAGTACAATGACTACTGTTGCTGAAAGAGACACTTATGCAGAACCTAATTGGTATGCAAAGTGTAAACAGATTGGATCAGAAGGAGGTTTCTTATTCTGGTTTGGTACTGACTATGTATATTCTTGTGGTAAAGGTGTGTCTTGGAATGACCAGGCGGCTGTAGCACAGGCAAAATCTTTCGCATACAAAGGTGTTGCTGAAAGAATACACAGTAATATAAAAGCATCTACGAAAGTAGATATCAAAGACAATGGCAAGGTTACACGAACTTATGTTGAGCACATTGTAGACAAAACTGCAATCAATCGTCAACTCGAAGATGAGAAGTTTACTTTTAAGATGGGTGATCAGTATCACACATTTATGAGAGTGAAGATGACGAAAGATGTTTTTGAGTCTTTAATCGCTCAAGCAAAAATGACAAAGAGTTAGACTATGTATAATTTCTTTGTATATGCACTCGTAATCTGCTTTTTCATCATGCTTGGGGCCTGTAGTTCGGCACCCAAGAACTTGGCTAAGGCTCCTCAGTATTGTTATACTGACGAAACTATTGAGACCAAAAACGGTGAAACAAGCAGTTCAACCAAAGTCGAATGTACTGATAGACCCAATCTAAAGAACAACATGATTGTGAAAACAGGCATTGCAGACACTTGCAGGCCACACTATTACTATGTTACCATTGCAGGTAAGCAAGAACAAAGACGTGGCTTTGTATGTCGTAAACTTGATGAGAATGGAGAACATGGTGGTTGGGAGATTATTAATCCTAAGTTTATGTATTAGTTTAGCGGCCTGTGGCACAACTAAACGTACCTACGTAAGCGACTCTGTAGGCAGTAGTGCTAACACAAGTTATTCACCTAACACTTCATACATAAACATGGTAGCAAACTTTGCCAAATGGAAGGCATACAAACTTCCCGAAGGCGATCAGATGCTACAAGAACAAGCAGTATTCTTTGCATTAGACAATCTACAAGAAGGTGATGTCACCGAGTGGATTGGAGAAAGCAATTCAACACATGGTAAGGTCAGTGTAGTAATGACTTATCCAATGGGTGGAGGGTTTTGTAGAGTTTTACTTTCACAAATAAACTACAAACAAAAGGTTCGTAGTTTTAAGGAAACCGCATGTAAGAACGGAAGTTCGAAGTGGCGCTTTGTTAGATAAAGTAGCATAAATGTTGTGGTTATTACTACGATAAATATTACGTTAAGGAGATAACTATGATATTCGGATTCATTACCTTTTTAACTGCATTAACAATTAGTGCAGTAGCAATATACTATTCCGTAGCAGGACTGGCGGCTATCTTTGCCGCGGCCGTTATCCCTATTATTGTTATGGGTGTATCACTTGAAGTTGGTAAACTTGTAACGGCAGTATGGTTGCATAGGTATTGGAGACAGGCTACCTGGTGGCTTAAGACTTATCTCTCCATTGCAGTATTCATTCTTATGTTTATTACAAGCATGGGTATCTTTGGTTTCTTATCTAAAGCACATATTGAACAAACAAGTATGTCGCAAGAACAAGTTGCTCTTATAGAAACACTTGACGACAAACAAAACAGAGCATCAGCAAAAATTGAAAGATGGCAAACAGAACTTGATCGCTTAATGAAGGGCGAAGATGTTAGAGTAGACAGCCTAATTGAAAAAGAACAAATTGCACTTAAAGAACTGTATGCACAAATTAAAGATGAAAAAGATACAGCCAGACAAGATGCAGACAAGCAAATCCAATTACAAAACGATAGATTAGAACAAGCCAAAATACGTAAAGAAGCGGATATTAAAGCGGCCAAGGATAGATTCGAAGGCAGTTTAGGTGGCGGTTCTAAATATGATGAAGCAGTTGAAAAAGCAAAAGCAAATGAATTAAGTGTTGCCAGTTCAGCACAAAGAGAAATTAGAAAGATTAATGAGAATCTAACAACTGTACTTGCAGATATTGATGCCAAGTACGTAGACAGCATTAAAAAGATTAACGATAGAATACAAACGTTACGTAATCAAGCAAACACTAAAACAGTAGATATTGACAGTCGTGTAGAAGAACTTGAAAAATTTATTGAAATAGAGCAAAAGAAAATTGATGATGTACGTGAAGAAAAATTTGTTTACGAAAAAGAATATCGTAAATTAGAAGCAGAAGTAGGCCCAATCAAATACATAGCAGAATTTATTTACGGCGAAAATGCAGATAACAACCTGCTTGAAGAAGCAGTACGTTGGGTTATTATTGTTATTATATTTGTATTTGATCCACTTGCAGTATTATTACTAATTGCATCTCAATACACATTTAACTGGGCAAGAGAGAAAAAGGGCGGAGGTAGTTTGCCCCCAAAGTCCGATCCAGATAATTCACCAACCAGTCCCACTCCTGGTTACACAGATGAAGAATGGGACCAAGCACATAGAGAAAATTACGAGTTCGATAGAGCAAAGATGATCGATGCTAACGAACCACCTGAAATTGTTGAACCAGAGCCTTCTAAAGAGGAAGAAAAGTCCACTCATGATCTTTTGATGGAAGGTTTCGAAGAAGAACAAAAACAACGTGCTATCGAAGAACAGAATGAAGAATGGGCCGATATGTATGCACAGGCAGACAATGCACTACCTAAAGAAAGTGTTGCAGATCAAATTGAAGAAGAAATGGCTAAGGAAGAAATTGATGACTTAGACAAATGGAACGAGTGGGTAGAGAAAGCAAACGAAGAAGCAGAAAAGAATCCAGAAGAGCCAACCGAAGCAAAGAAAGAACTTCCAGATACAAAGAACAGAATCTTTTATAGTGCAGAAGTAGAAGATCAAAAAAAAACTCCGGAAGGAATCAATTACATGAAAAAGGAAGGCAACAAACAGGTTCGAAAAACCAGTACACCGAAGTCATAGAGCCTTACACTCAAAACGCAGAACAAGGCGAGAAATCACTTTTCAAAGACATCCTTAAAAGACGCTAATAAGTACTTGCATGGGAAAAGAATTAAAAATGAATCTGATCACTGCTCCGGATACATTGCAAAATGATAATCCAAGCATACTTCTTGTTAACCCAAGTGACGTAGATAAAAACCAATTTAATGATATTGCAAAAGACTTTAAGAACGATATCAATTTATATCTTTATCAAGAAGACGTACCAGAGGATACCGACCAGTGGCTAATCAATGCCGCTAATATAGTAGATCACATTTACGTGAATTTAGACAACTCAAAAAAAATTGAGTGGCTAAAAGGCTGGTTGTTGAAGTTTAACAAAACTTTTTACTTGACAACCGAGGACCATATGCCGTATAATATTATTAATGTTAACAAGGTATATGATATGACCCAAGTAGCAGAAGGAGTAAAGTACTTTGAGGTATGATAAAGGCGAGAAGAAATATAGAGGATTACACGTTGAAGTTAGAAATGGGGACTTTAATAGTGCCCTACGTAGATTCAAACGTAAGGTCAATGAGGACGGTGTGCTACTCACACTAAAGGATAAACAGGCTTATACAAAGCCAAGCGAGAAACGTAAGATGGCAAAGGCCGCAGGTCGAGCAAGACATCTTAAGAAGATCGCAAAAAGGAAAGAGGAATATGGCTATTGAATTAAAAGCAGACTTATGGTTCCCAAGTATCGTTTGGGCAACATTAGACTTAGGTGCAGATATTACCTGGCTTAAAAATTATGCAGATCAGATGCGTAATGCGAACCCAGATGGTGTAAGGATTAGTAACTCTGGAGGTTGGCAAAGCAATAGCATTGAATGGCCTTTCTTTCAAGAAGAAACATGTCCACCGCAAATGGTGAAGTTGCAAAAGCAACTTGATGAAGCAGTTAGTATTGCAACTAAACAAGCAGGCTTTCCACCATTGCACATGAACAACTTATGGTTCAACATTAATGGACACAAGGATCATAATTTACTACATGATCATCAAGGAAGTTTGATCAGCGGCGTACTATACACAAATGTAATTGACCCAGACAAGATGGGTAACATTGAATTCCATAGAGAAGATAGTGCAGTACATTTTATTCCGCCATTGGATAGATACAATCACTTTACAAGTACAAAAGGCTCATATGCACCCAGAGACGGTTTGTTATTGTTATTTCCAAGTTGGCTAAAGCATAGTGTAAACAGTAATATGAGTAAGAGTGAACGTTATAGTATTAGTTTCAACTATGGCGTTGGTGCACCACAGAAGGTGTGGGATCCAGAACAACAGAAACCAATTGAAGATGAACAAAAGTAATTTATTTGAAACACCATTATGGCAAAGTAAGTTGCCCGATAGCATAGATACGTCTTGGCTTATAGACATGGCGTACGAAAAATATGCAATGGGTAAACTTAATGAATGTAATGGATTTCAAACATTTGATACTGAAGAAGAAATGAGTTTCGCTTTTCCCATTCCTAAAGGCATACAGTTACAAGAATATCTTGATACTATGGTAAACAACATTGCTAAAGAAATGGGACTACCAATGTGCAGTTTGTTGAACTACTGGTTAAACATTAATCCAACAGGTGCATATAATAATTTGCATAAGCACAGAAATGCTTTGCTTGTGGGTAACTTATATCTTAAGGTACCTGATACTAACAGTGGAGGCATAGAGTTTGTGCGTGATGATGACGCTGACTATTATGTTCCTACTGATGCAGACTATAATCCCATAGTAGGCACAAGACTTACTATGCAACCACAAGAAAGAGATATTCTTGTATTCCCCGGCTGGCAACCTCACGCAGTCAAGACTAATAAATCATCTAACGATAGAGTGAGTCTATCATTTAACTACGGAGCAATTAAACAATGAGAATCGAACAAGATGTTAAGTTAGACTATAAAGACGTACTATTCAAACCTAAAAGGTCCAAGTTAGAAAGTAGACGTGATGTAGACTTGACTCGTACGTTCAAGTTTCATAATAGCGGAAACGAATGGACTGGTGTACCTATCATGTCAAGTAACATGGACGGCGTTGGTACATTTGAAATGGCAAAGGTATTACAAGATCACAAAATGATTACTGTTATGCGAAAGCACTATTCAGTAGATGACTGGAAAGAACAGAGTCAAGGTGTTAAGATGAAGTACCTAAGTGTTTGCACAGGTACAGGAGTTATCTGGGATCCAGATGCAAAAGACTATGCCACTATGAAAGCAGTATTAGAAATGTATCCGGACATTAAGTTTATTACTGTTGATGTTGCAAATGCATATCATGAAAACTATGCAGACTTTATTGCACGTTTACGTGATGCATATCCAGACAAAACTATCATTGCTGGTAATGTTATTTCAGCAGAGATGACAGAAGAACTTATCATCAAAGGTGCTGACATTGTTAAGTGTGGTATTGGTCCAGGATCAGTATGTACAACAAGATTAATGACAGGCGTTGGTGTTCCGCAACTATCAGGCATTATTGAATGTGCTGATGCGGCTAACGGTATTGGTGGACACATTATTGCTGATGGTGGTTGTGTGTATCCAGGAGATGTAAGTAAAGCCTTTGGAGCAGGTGCTCACTTTGTTATGCTTGGCGGTATGTTAGCAGGACACAAAGAAGGTGGCGGCAACATTATTACAAAACACACTGCGAATGGTGGTGCTTATAAAACACCTGAAGGAACATACGTTCCGTTTTATGAAGAACAAAACTTTGTTGAGTTCTACGGAATGAGTTCAGATGCGGCAATGGCAACACATGGTACACGTAAAGATGGTTACCGTGGTGCTGAAGGTAAACTTGTTTCTATTCCTTACAAAGGAGAAGTAGAAGCAACACTTACAGAAGTGTTAGGTGGTGTACGATCTACTTGCACATACATTGGTGCTAAACGTATTAAAGACATGCCAAAGTGTACAACGTTTGTAAGATGTACGCAACAGGTTAATCAAGTTTTCAATCAATATAATGCATGATCTTAGATAAGATTAAAGAACGTGGTGAAGAAATGGCTCCATTAGAGGGCCATGACAGACTACAATATCTTATTGACATAGCAAGAGAAGTTGAACCTTTAGACGACAGCGAAAAAGTAGACGAAAACAAAATCAGAGGTTGTGCAAGTAATCTATGGGTAGTAGGTAAAATAAACGAGGACGGTACTATGTCGTACAAGCATGATGCAGATGCATGGATTACAAAAGGTACTGCTAAGGTATTGGTAGACTTACTAAATGGTGAACACAGAAGTGCAATAGCACACTTGACATTAGAAAGTTTTGAAGGACTTGGTATTAGAAATCTACTTACAATGCAAAGACAAGTTGGCTTTGGCAGTTTGGTAGAACGCATGATAGAAATAGCAAAAAACGGTAAACAAAACACTTGATTTTTCCGTCAAAATTGCGTATAATTTTAATTACAATGATAAATAATTGTGTAAGATGCTTGATAGGTCTTACGTATATAAACTTGCTTAATAAAGGAGGACAAGACAATGACAAACAAATCCCTATCAATTTTTAACCAACTAAGACCCGTAACAGTAGGTTTCGACCCTATTTTCGATAGATTCGAATCTATGATGAATGACGAGTTCTTTCAAGTACCAACAACTAATTACCCACCTTACAATATTGTAAGAACAGGTGATTACACATATGATATCGAACTTGCACTTGCAGGCTTCGGTAAAGATGACATCGACGTAAAATACGAAGATGGTGTTGTTACAGTCAAATCAGTACACGATACTGAAAGCAAAGACGAAAAGGACGGAGTACAATACAGAGGTATTAGCAAAAGACACTTTACAAAGTCTTTTACTATTGCTGATGACGTAGTAGTACAGGGTGCTGAGTTGAAAGACGGTTTGCTTAAAATTAGCATGGAAAGAATCATTCCAGACGCTAAAAAGGCACGTTCAATCGAGGTTAAGTAACCTAAGGATTTGCAGTCGGCTTTATGGTCGACTGCAAACACACTTAATAAATACTTAAGGAGACAGTATGAGTACAGCAGTTGACATCGACGAAAAGATTGAACAGGTTATTACGACCCCCGATCGCTTTAAAGTTATTTTATTAAATGATGATCACACCCCAATGGATTTTGTTATTGAGATCCTAACAACTATTTTCAAACACACACCTGAAGTTGCACGTGACTTAACAATGAAAGTGCATCAAGAAGGAAGTGCAGTATGTGGAGTTTACAGTTTTGAACTTGCAGAACAAAAAAGCATTGAAGCAACTACTTTAAGTCGTAATGCTGGTTTCCCTTTACAAATTAGAATAGAGAAGGATTAAATGAGTCTGAAGGAACTAACTTACGAGCATCATAGAAATGCCGAACGCCAAGGTTTTGTCAAAGTTTTAATGAGTGGCAAAATCGATCCAAAACTTTACGCAACATTTTTATACAACCAATACGTAAACTATAACATTTTAGAAACTATTGCAATGGCAGAAGGCGTGTTAGACGACTTACCAGACATTAGACGAGCAACAAAGATTCTTGAAGACTATACAGAACTTTGGAACGACTTAGAAAACCCACCGAAGTTATTACCAAGTAGTAGATTATATGCTGACCATATAATGAGCATCAGAGATAATCCACAAGCACTTATGGCACACGTTTATACAAGACACATGGGTGACTTGAGTGGCGGACAAATGATACGTAAAAAGATTCCTGGCAAAGGAACTATGTATGATTTTAAAGACCCAGATGGACTGAAGACTGCAATCAGAGAGCGTCTAAATGATGACATGGCTCCTGAAGCAAGAGTATGTTTCCAGTTCGCAACAGATTTATTTAAAGAGATGCAAGATGAAGTTAAGTGAAGTACCTGAATTTAAGATACAAGCAAAACAACAAGAAGAAGACACCCTTAAAAATCAAATAAAACTATTACAAGAACAGGTAATAGAACTTGAGAAAAAAGTAGCATGGTTGGAGAAGACCACAAGCAGAAAGGTCAAGTAAATGCTTTGGGATAAACTAATTAAATGCAAAGATGAAATCATACAAATTTTTGATGAACAGGCTAAAGAAATTAATGAACCCGGATTGGATTATTTTAATAGGCCCGATGGCGGTTGGATTAATCGTGTTTGGGCTAATGATAATATACGACGAGCTCATATTGATGTTGTAGACGCTCGTGATTCTAAAGGCTTATGGATGATGCATGTATGTATTTTTCCTACCTTAGATAATCCTGCACCCATATACGGCTTTGATGTTATTGCAGGCAAGAATAAAATAACAGGAGCCTTCCACGATTTTAGTCCAAGTGCTGATCCAGACCATCCTATGGTAGATGGATACAGAGAAAGTGTAGAACACTTTGTTCCAGAGAAGCAACGTGAACTACCTGAATGGGCAAGAAACATTTTTACAGATAAGATGTTAGCCGCAGGTAATGTTCGAACAGACGAAGAAGCAGATGAAATTATTCGTATTGCATTAAGTAACCTACGTGCATACTTTGACGAAGTAGGTTTATCTAAAGGTGAAGGGCAAACAGATCTTGTACAAGCATCACAAGATTACTACTGCCATAACCAGCAACAGAATCCCCACACACCACGTGTTATGAAGTCTTTAGGGTTGAATGAAGCAGATGTAGACAAGTTTTGCACTGATATGCTATTCCCTAAACTCGCATAAATACGTGTACAATGAGATA